TATATGTTATTAATAGCTTTATTAGTATTTAATAATATATGTATTTAATATTATATATAGTTTATTGTAGTATTAATAGTATTAATAGTATGTATTATGTTATTATATAATGTATTAAGATATATAATAAAGAGAAACTATTAAATGGGAAGATGCGGGCGATTTTGTATATGTTATTTTATATCAAGTCATCTATAAATCCGTATATAGATTTTTTATATGTATTGTATTTTACCGGAGGAAAATATGATTTTAATAATATCGGCAGTAATTATGATTTTACTGTACAAATTAGGCAATAAATTATTTAAAGAGCATTATTATAACAGTCGACTAAAAATTGTATATTTAATTTTATGTTTTATAATAATATGTGTATTAATTAGACTATTATATTTGTATTTTTAAGTCTGTGCTCCGCACCGAAATCTCCCGTAGTCTTTTTTTGTTATGTAAGAGTTAATGAGCGTAGAGAATGAATCAATATTTAGTCGATGCTATTGTCGACCATGATGAATGGATACGATATGTTCGGCCAAGAAAGATGTGTTATTCTGACGATATAAGCAAAAAATATGATTTAGATAATATAATCGTAGCATATAGCGAAAGTTATTATAAATATAGTGCCGAATTATATTTACAGTATTTAATGTATTTAATGGTAGACGAATAATATGAATAAATTAAAACTTTTTGAAAAAATGATGTATAGCTTTTTTAATATAATTAATAAAGACAATAAATATGAAAAATATTATAGCATTAATAATAATAATGGTTATGATATTCTTAAAAAACATTTTATTTATGTCTATGAAAATGAAAAATATAGTGCCAACGTATACTATTATTACTATATATGGTTAACTATATTGGTAAAAATATGAATAAGAATGAATTAATCGATAATATTATCGACGCGGCCTGGATAATAAAAACAAAATATCCGAAGTATAAACCTCAGAAGAATCTTAGTTTACCAGTTACTACGATAATGAATTTTGTCGTACATGCCGAAGGCGACGTAGAAATTAACGGCATGATATATTATAGTTATTGGTTAGTGTTATGGTGTTTATATGAATGATATACCATTTATTATTACTGTTAAAGCATCTAGTATATATGATGATAATGATAGATATAATATTATTAATAATATTAAAAATAAAGAACTAATAAATTGTTTAATAGAACATATAGTATTTGTAAATGAAGGCAGCGGCGAATATTCTGCTAGGCTATATTATAATTACTATATATATTTAATAGTAAGTAATAATTACTGATAAGGAGAATAGATATGAATACTATCGAAGGAAATATGCTTAACAAAATTTTGAATAAATATTATGGCGGCGATCATAAGTATTATTATTTTTATATATGGCTAATGGTTAACGATATATGAACGCAGCAACATGTAATAAAATTACACAAGTAGCATACGATACATATTATAAAGATAATAAATATAATGTATCGGTAAACTTATATAAATATTATAAGTTTGGATATATTATTCGTGATAAAAATGATAAAGATATTATTTTGTGTTGTGGTCTTATATATTATCATTATTATATGTATTTGAGTGTGTTAGATAAACAATAAATTAAAGGAGGAATATATGAAGCATAAAATCACATTTTCTAAATTCAAAGGACTTAATAGTACTGTAGAATTAGATGATGTATCTGTTATTATTAGTGATTTTGTTAAACAAAATAGTAATCTTAAAGTATGTAATGTTCATCCTAAAGGAAATGCATTAGTCGGGTATATTAAAGATTTTGATGATTTTGATTACGGTACGATTACGATCGAACCAGTGGAGGTCTAATTATGAAATACGTAGTACGAACTTTTAATCCAGAACAATCTGTAATTAAAAAAGCTAATAATTATCATGACATTATTAATGAATTTAAAGAAAATAATAAAGATCTTAAAGTCGGCGCTATTTATAAACAAGATAATATCGTTCAATGTAATGTATATAGCACTCATGGTTTATTTATCGATATGCTTGAAATTACTATGCAATGATTAAAATTAATAATGATAAATTATCTGAAGCTGTATTTAAGTACGATGATTATGAGTCTAATGATCTTGTTAAATATTTAACGTGCGAAAATTTCGAAGAAAAATATCATGAATATATGTATACTGATGGTTCATGTTATTACTATTATTATTTGTCGTTAGGATTAATTTGTAATTTATAAAAGCGAACATATATCCGCTTTTAAGAATTTATACATTTTAATAATAATAATGGAATTTTTTGTAAAAAAAAGTATTTTATGGTATAATGAAAGGTTATGATATACTAATAAGGAGAATAATATGACTGAAAAAGAAGCAATAATTATCGAAGAAATTTACTTAATAGAAAATTCATTAAAAGAAAAAACATTAAATTATTTTCTAGACAAATATTATAATGGTAAAACCTTAGAAAAATTACAACCATTCCAACGAGAAAAAATTTTAAAATGGATGCAATCGCGTGTTGAAGACGAAGAAATGAATGATGATCGTATTAGCAGCTGGGCCCTAGAACATGGATACTTCTAAATTATTAGCAGTTATATTAAACAGAGTTTTTACTCTATATAATGTTAAAGAATATCGTAAATATTTTATCGAAAGAAATCTTCATATTGAAAATTTAACAAAAAGATATATAATACATTATAGCAACGAAAATAGATATAGTAGCAATATGTATTATCATTATTATATATATTTAAGTATAATGCCATATATAGTAGAAGTTCCGGATTTATTGGAGGTATAATATGTCAAATTATAATATGTTATTAAAAAATAAATTATTGCCAGATGGTCGTGTTATATCTGATTATCAGATTATGACAGGAAAAGGTCTAACAGATTTAGATTTAGCATATATCGATGAATACGGTATTCTAGAAATTGCTCCACGTAGTCAATGGTCTGTACCAATAGGATATTATATTGATAAAGACGGTAATGTTTTTAAACAAAATTATAGTAATTTCATATGGTAACTGATAAATTAATAGACGAAGTATTTATTACGATACAAATTAGAATAGAATTCGATGTATTTAATGAAAACCTTAAACGTTTTGTTATGGAAACAAATGCTAAAAAATTATATCGTATATATATTTTAACTAATAAAAATCATAAATATGAAGATTATTATGATTATTATCTATATTTAATATTATGTTCTAACTTAGAAAGAGCAATATAATGCGTAACGATTATTTAGATAGGCTTGCCGATTATATAGCTTTAAAAAGTGATAATTGCTATAAAGGAAATAATTCTAAATATCTTTCGTTTGATAATTTAAGTACTCCAGAAATTATATTTTCATATAGAGTTTATAAAGATAAAGAAGGAACGACATATAGTGCTAATTTATATTATTGGTATTATTTGTTGTTAACATTATTATGAGTAAAAATTATGCTGTCGTATATTATGAATATGCAGAAGAGTTCAGATATAGTGTTATTTATACCGACAATAACTATAGAAATGCATTATATCGAGCCTATTACGAATTATTAAATTTAGATATAATGTATTATATATCGGTAATAGAAGCCGACGAACTATATTATTTAGAAAATATGGAAGCATTATATGACGATCCATCATATTATGCTGGCGAAACACAAGAAGAAATCGAAGATTACGATATTATAAATATAATAGAAGATTTAAAATGAACAATAGCAAATTACAATATAAACTTAAAATTTTTAATAGACTCAGAATACGATGCTGTAAAAAATATATATATCTAGATCCTGTTATTAATATTAGAAAAATATATAATTTTTATATGAAAAATCGTGGATATTACAAGTTACATTATTTATATTTATATTATATTAATTTGAATTTAATTAATAAACTATGAAGAATAAGATAACCAAAGAGCTAAATACATTTATTAATATTATTCAGGATAATAGACATGATATTAGATATATGGATTTATATAATAAGCTTAGTACCATTCCGTCATATATGCTTTTTAGTAAAGGTAAATATAAGTATATGTTTTGGTATCATGCATATAAATTAATATTATTAGCTATAGAACTTAGGATAAAAAAATGAATAAAGTATTAGATAGAATTCTAGAAGATTTTACAGAAGAAATGTGTTATAACGACGAAATAGAACCTGGTAGTGAACCATATCTAATGGTATATAATGCTAATACAGCATATAACCAATTAGAAGATTGCCCACGTTCACATTACTATTATTATAGTTTTTATATCTACGTTATGTTAATTAAGGAGAGAGTATTATATGAAATATAAAGTAGTATTATTAACAGCATTATTAGGTATATCTATATTAAGTAGTAATGCCTATGATCCTGACCGTAAAGAATGTAATCAATATTTAGATTGTAAATATTATCAAAATGTAAATATTGTTGATCTGCATTACGAAAACGATGGAAAATCTGTTAAATTAGTACAACCTAAAAATAGTTTCCATTATAAGAAAGGAAAATAATTATGATTATCGCATTAAAAAAATCTAAATTTTTAAGCAATTTTGTTAAGCATGTTGATTGGCTAATTGGCGAACAAGTCACATCTTGTTTAGGTGAAACTTATAAAATTAGCAATGTCGATGTTTTCGATTCCGATCTTGTTAAAATTTTAGTAGTAAAATTATATAAATATATAAATGATGAAAATGAATTATTTTCAGTATATAGTTCATTTGATCTTTCTTATACTATCGATGTTAGAAATAACATTATTGAAATTGAAGATCATATTAAAACAGATCGCGATTTAAAGATTATGAAAGAAATGCTAAAAGCATTCGATTGTATTATGACAAATGATCAACCAACAAATAGTTAAAGATTATTTTAATGGCAACGACTATGCTGTTGTCGAGTATCATTTTGTAAATGGTAAGCTTTTGTGTCATGTTAAAAAAGATACTGGTACGTATCTTAACCAATTATATCGAGGCTATTATTATCTTATAGTATCAAGTTATATTAATAAATGTCGATATTCGATCGATAGTATGGCATATCTTAAATATTTACATTCTAGATTAAAGTATGATAGAAACACAAGAGATGCTCAACAAGAACTTAAAGATAATATCCTTGGCGAAGATATTATTAAAGTATTAAGAGAATTTCGTGATGGTGATCTATGATCAGTAAACAAAATAGAGTTATGTCTATTACTAATAGAGGCGGAAATATATACGATTATTTTTCTAAATATTGTATTACTAATAATTTTGATTATTATGATGTGTTAGGTAGAATATGTGTATATAAAGACGACATATATAAACTTAGTGCTAATTTATACTATAGTTATTATGTCGTACTACATTTAATCGACGAAAATTTTTAAAGGAGATAAATATGAATTGTGAAAAAAATTTAAAGATTAAAACTAAAGGTTTAACATCTTTATTACGATCGATGAATTACAATACGTCTGTCGTCGTTATTAAAACAGCTTATGGCTATAAAACAACTATCATGGCTTTACGTAACGACGGTAATTTTATGCAAATTACAATATGTTTAAATTATCGCGGGAGCACTGTCGATACCGTATATATTCGTATGAACAATACTAAAAAAGATTTGAAATATGAAGATCTTATTCATTTTAAAGCTAACGATCCATATACGGAACGTAAGGACTTATCCGAAACTATTGCTAATTTAATTATTAATACGAATCGTAAAGTCGATATGTTTTATACTTTTTCATTAAAAAATATTAAAACAGCTTTATTAGACCCAGTATTAATTAAACAATATTTATCTGTTCAACGACAAATGAATAGAATTACTAATACTATTAATGGAGTAAAGATTTAAGAATGGCTTATAATATTATTAAATATAATAGAATTAACGACGACGTATATGTGTATATACAAAAAATGCCTGGCATTTTCAATAAAAGAATAAGTCTGTATTTTGCATATATGTATAGTCTATTTGATTTTAAGTTTCGATATAGTATCATTAAAGATATAGATGTTCAAATATATATGAATTTTAGATTATCAAATGAAACTGTTAATCCTAGAAATCTGGATATATTAAATATACTAAAAAGTAAAAATTATGAAATTTAAAATATTATTAAGAAAGACGCTAGTCGATGAATATGCTTATGAAATATGTTACGATGCCTTTAATAGTAATTTTTTAAATTCTTTGCATATGACATATTAGTTATTTATTATGTACTCAAAGGCTAGTCTATATTTAATTAGCAACGCTAAGCTGGAAGGTTTAGCATCGATACCTAATCCGACTCAATTAGTTATGGATGAAATTGAACATCATAATATATTAAGAATTATAGAAAGGATGAATCATGAACCTATTAAGTGAAACAGAATACAAGCTTCAAGAGCTAGGCTTAACACTCGATGATATTCAGTTTGTTATGTGTACAGAATCTGAATATGGCAGCGACTTTATTTTTATGAACAAAGATACATTCGTTAAGAATGCCGGATCTGTTAACTACGATAACGGGTATGGATCGCAAGAAATTAAAAATAATTTAACGATCTATACAAAGACCCACATCATCTATCGGTTCGAATATGATGGTGCTGAATGTTGGAAATATGTCCCGACAATTGCTGGTCTTGACGAATTCTTACAAGATGAAAAAAATTGGAAAGAATTTAAATTCGAATCGAAAGATTATTATGAAAAGAAAATTCCATTCTAGAATTAATAAATGGATTAAAACTAAAATCTCATCAGTATTGCTTCCATATTATACATGGACAGTATTTGAAAAACAGGAAAAAATTGGTGAAAAGAATTTTAAATTATACCACATCTATTTCTTTTTCTTAGAAAAATATTTATAATTATAACTAAGAGGAGAAATAATTGTGGATTTTTTTGTAGGAAAAATATGAGTGAAGCATATATAATTTCGTCATATGCAAAAAATGATAGGGATCGATTATGTCGGTTTAAAACATATAAAGCTGATAATATGTTCGTTCGAGCATACCATCTAGCATATTATGCATATATTAGTTATGCGTATGAGAAATATCGTATTTGTATATATCCAGAAGGAACGATAGGCAATCGATACGATATAACGTTCGAACAAATTGCTGAAATGTACGATATTGTTAACTGTATTAAAAATAAAGAGTATAGCAAAAAAATGAATTCTAAAAAACGTAAGTGGTTAAAAATATTTTAGTAGGTGTATATGGGTTATACGTTAAAACATAGTATTGAAGAAACTGCCGAAATTATTAATAATATTGATATTAATCAATTTAATGGCGATCGCAGAAATTATTATATTGAAAAGGTTGAGTTTATTAACGAAGGTATATTTCCGTCAATTCGTTTCACTATTAGAAATAGCCAGACTGGTATAACTGATAAACGTTGTGGTCAGTTACGTAAAATTCCGAACACTAACGAAATCGAATATCGTGACGGAACAGTTAAAATGTACGACGGTATTATCTGGACATTTTTAAAAGAAGCGGGTATAACATTATGAACTATGAAAATTATTATGATATCTGTGATTCGGCTCAAAAAATTTATGATAAAAATCCTGCATTTTTCCCAGGAAATAATATTAGGAATAACGCAAAAACTAAAATGAGAGAATTTAATGTTATTGGTGATGAATTTAATGCTTTATTCTATTATGAATATATTATGTATTTAATCGGAAAAAATTTATAATGTTTATTACTCAAAGAAAATTAATTGATAACTTATATTATAAAGGATATAATCCTAAGCTTGTTTTATGTAATTTAAAACAAGATCGTATTATTAGAATTAGTCAACGAAGTGAAAATATATCGAGTCCTAAAAATGGTATATGTATTATTAAATTTACATTAGAAGATCGATGGACTACGAATAAAGGATCATATAATTCGTTCGAATCTAAAAGAATAAATGTTAATTTTATTGTCGATACTAAACAACAAAAAATTAATGAAATAGAATTTCGATATATAGCAGCAAATAATTCTGGTTATATAAAAAATCTTTCGAGTATCGATAATATTAATTATTTATTAGATAAAAATATATTAATTTATCGTAATTACATCGTCGGATTTTTATTTGTAAATTATGTTAAAAAAACTGTCGAGAGTCTTAGTAAAAAATATAAGAAGGAGTAATTATGTTTAAAAAATTTATAGACGAACTTCGTTGGTATATTAGAACACTATTAGAGGAAATTTAATATGAAATATAAATTACTATTCAATAAACTGAAATTAGAATATATTTGCGATTGTAATCAATTAACGCATACTATCGATACTGTTATTATGAATAATCATAAAGATATTAAAAATAATTATGATTTAAATTATCAAATGTATGGTAACGGTCACGGTAGCAATGTCGAAGTATATTTTAACGGAACATTGCTTGAGATTGTCGAAGTATCAAAAGCATGATTAACTGGTTTAATTGGTTGTATTCAATTCATCATTATAGTCCGATGATCTTTCCTGAATCAATTACTATAGAGTATTCAAAGTTATATCCTTTCTTAAAAATAAATGACGAGCCGTTGTTGTTTACAATATCTAACGATCCTAATCATTTAGATATTAATATCGTATTTTTTACATATAATCTTCGTCGAAAGATTTATGAATATTCTATTCATTTATCAGCATGTATAACAAGCGGAAAGATATATCCAATATATGCAACAGATAATAATATATTGTATAATATATTTAATGAAATAATGTGTAAGCATTTAATATATTATATGTATTTAGAAACAGATAAGGCACGACAATTGATCGAAGAAGTATTGGAGGATCATAAAGATGAGTAGTGTTTATAAAAAACCTCCAGAATGTTTTGTGTATGATAAAGCTAGTGATTTTGGTAAGGTAATATCAACATATTTTTTGTATGATAATGATATTGAAAATAAATCTCCGACTGATCTATGTGTAGAATTATATAATATGAAACAAGAATTAGACGCCATGGAGAATGAGAGGATCATTCGCGAATATCTAAAATTAGCAAAACTGTTAAGGAAGTTGGGGCAATTGTGAAATGGGATAAATTTATACAAGAATATAATGATTTAACTAGTTTAGTATTTTATCATTTATACGACATGACAGATAATGAAAATCAAAAATTAACTATATTTAAATTTAAAAATTTACTTAAAACAAGTTCTATAAAATATTATTATTCATATGAAATTGCTTATAAGCAAATTAATTTTCAAATTGATATAAAACAGCCTGGATTTACAGTTAACAGCATTAATGTATTTTTTAATGAAGAAAATAATATTCGTTATTCGTTAAGAGAAAATGACTTCTTTAATCGACAATCATTATCTAATATAAACGTTCATAAAACTGTGTTTTTATGGACGTATTTTTTAATGTTTATTAATAGTATAAATTATGGATTGGAGGAATCAGAATGAGAAAATATATATTTGGTTCAAAAATAGATTGTGATATTTTTATTCAAAAATTTAATGAATTTCAAAATGATAATAAATTTAAAAATAAAATTTCAGAATTAAAAAGATATGACATGAAAACTATATTTATTTTTAATAAAAATAGAAATGATGTTATAATTAATAAAACTTCTTTTATTGATACAGAAGAAGTTAATGGATTAAATAGCTTTATTTTAGAGTCTGATGATCTTTCAAGTGCTACTAAAGAATCAAAAATATGGAAGAATCATCGAGTTATTAAAGACTATTATCCTCATACTGAACTTAAACATTGTTTCTTGGTAATAGATTTTTTTAGTGATGCTACAAGAATTAAATTTATCGAAAATTATAGAAATTGGTGCAATACAGAATTTGGTGCTAATAGTAATTTCAATATCTTAGATAAAAATAATCTTATTTATTGTATGCCAAGTAACAGAGATTTTTCTAAACCGTGTAAGAAAATATTAGTAACGGGAATAGATAAAGATCATCATTTTGGCGACGATGATTTTTTGAGTATTCATATATATTTAAATATGCTTCTAGGGGGCGTTTTAAAATGACTTTATTCGATAAATCAAACGCAATTGCTTCCATTTTAGAACGCCATAAAGCTATTAATATCTTAGACGATATTACCGATATGGAAATCTACAATCAAGACTTTAAAATTTATTTTTTAGTCGCTAAAACTATGCTAGGATTAAATAATGAATTACCAGAAATATTATGCTTTAGCATAGAAGATGGCGACGATGTTATATATTTTGATCTATTTGTCGAGAAAGATAAAGACGAAGATTATGATCCTGTCTTTATCACGACTGAAACAGAAGATAATATTATGAATTATAACGATTCTTTAGAAGTATTATTTCCAGCTTTAATAGAATTAGCTTATTATAAATTAAAGGAACGAATGTTTAACTGATAAGTTAAGTTAGGGCTGTCACTAATTTACCACCATTTACTTCACGGTTGGGCTCCGCCCCGAAATCTCTTCACACGTTTTCTAATATGGTTTAGTTAAATGAAAGGAATACATTATGCAAACAATAACATTTGAATCTAAAAAACAAGCTAAAGAATTTTTTATTACTTTGGGTGAAAATCTTAAAGCTAATCAAAACAAAATTTTTGAATTTGGCGGTCAACAATGGAATTTTGATAAAACTCCAGAAGTAACTCCTAAATTAATTAGTGCTGTATTAGTATCTGAAAATAACGTATTATATGTTACAGCTAATTTAAATAACGATACAGTATATGCCGATATCGATTTAGAAGACAATATTTCTGGTTTTAGCTATAGCAAATTAGAAAAAGCTGCATTGTTATCTAAGTTAGTATATCTCATACTAGAAGACTATATTCAATTCATGTTCTGTAAAAATGAAAGATAAAACTAAACTTAGCTTACTTAGAACAATGTTTTTTAACGTAAGATATTTTCAAGCAATAGTGCCTAAATTATTTATAGGTGGTCGACGTTTTAAAATTGATTTTAACAACAATGACGAATCAAGCATTATCGTAAAAACATACGATAATTATTTGAATGAACAAATTGTATTTTTTAGCATAAAACTAATGGCTGTCGAGTCTATGACTCAACTTTCGACGAAAGAAAATGGCATGTTATTTTCTAATTTAATACATTTTGTCCCGAATAAAGTATGCTCTGAATTCAATACATATAAAGTGTTAAAACAATTTAATTTGTATGTGCAATATATTATACTTTCATTTAATTATATGTACTGGAGGTGATGTAATGATTAAATTAGGATTTGGATCTGATAATGAAACTCAAAATGTTTATAATAATCTTAAAACTTTAATCGAAAAAGATATGTTTCCGGAATATTCTATTACAGATTTCGAAGAAAATAAAGCACGTAATTCTTTTAGATTTACGATTGCGTATGATGAAGACTATGTATATTCATATATGGTTTGGTACGAAGCCGGCATTTTAAATATCGAACCAGAAAAAGAAGATTACGAAGTCGAGGATATTGCATTTATTCTATATCCGATTGCCGAAATGTTATTGTAAAGAGGTGTGTACATATGTTAGCTATATTGTTTGTAATTTTCATGATGATTTGTTTAGCATTAGCCATTGGCGGCACGTTAGCCGGTTGGGATAAAAAGGACGAATAACATGGATCAGTTCTTTTTAGACAGTGTGGCATTGATCGGATTTATGGCTATATGGTTTGTATTCGCTATTATTATATTTTTTATGCATTACATATATAGACTTTGTAAAACGAAAAAAATAGTCGAATCATTTTTGTATATAGCAAAAATGCATGTACGAATGTTTTCTAAATTGTATATAGCAACTATGTTATTTTTTGTATTTTGTATTATTATCAAAAGTATATTAGAATAATATGTATTTAAAAGATTTAATAGCTTGCGTAAACAAATGCAAAAAAGATGACGATAAAAATATATATCTATTAAAAAATAAAAGTTTCATATTATTTATGCTTAATTTGATTTTAGATAATAGTTTACGATTTTCAATATATGATACTTGTTCGTCAAATGCAACTGTTTTAGAATTAACAGCACACGATAAATACAGTCTTCATGAGTGGCGCGGATATACTTTATGGTTAGAAGATTTTAAAAAGAAACTTCCTAACATGTGTACATACTTAGCATATTTATATATTCTTAATATGGTTAAAAATGAATAAAGTAGAAATAAAAGATAAAACATTCCTTAAACGGTTCGAAGTTTTTAGAGACGCTAATAGAAATCGATTTACTATGAAATGTCGAAAATATCGGATCCATCAGTACTATACGACCGATGGATCACAATATGAAGTATTCGGTAGAGGATCACAATATTTCGGTACTTTTACGATTAGTGAAGATAAATATATATGTTCTAGTAGTATTAGCGAAGAAAATTTATTATTAATTATAAATGGAATATCCGACGTAATACGTTCGTATCGTATTCCGTTAAAATTCGACGGATATCCTTGTTCAGTATATGTCGAAGAAATTATGGACCAATTACGTTTTAGCGATACTAATATTCATATCGGATATCACGATATACAGTTCGAAGTTAATCGGGTTAATAATATTATCGGATATATTAAAGCAGAAGCACGAACAAATGCTATCGATGTATATAATATGCAAATGACATTACAATATCAATATTATGATGATTGTATGCATATATTTTGGCATAAATCATTAATAAAAGGTAAAGAGTCAGCTTTAAAAATATATTATAAATTTTTAATAGCTATGTGCAGCTTAATAGAATATCAATATATTAACTGCTTATATAGCGTAGAAAAAGTACCGTTTTGAGGTGAGCATGGAAAAAACATATATTAGAATTACAGACTGGATGATCTGTCAACATTTTGAAATGTTGATTAATACACATAGAACAACTGGTAATTTTATCGTTAAAGATTTAGATAACGTAACATGTGAAATTACGTACGATAATTCATATCATCGTCTATTTTTATTAATCGATGAAAACAATTATTATATCGATGCTATTTACGATGCTAATATAAAAACATTGTACTGGAATGTCGAAAATAATATTTCGTTTAACGATTTTGAAAAAGTATTACAGGGAGCTCAATATGTCAACCCTGTCATTTGAAACACTTGAATATATAAAAATATTCTTAGATATAGTTTTAGGAGCATTGTTGGGCGCCGGTATACATTTTTTACTTACAAAATATGTCGATAAAGTATATAATGTATACGATGAAGATGGCAATATTAAATTATTATTAATAGTATTGCCGTCTTGTTTTATTGTATTATTACTGTGGGGTATCGTTACATGGATGAGATGAAACTTCAGTTAGAAGTATTATATAAGATCTTAATGTTAGACTTTCATAAATTTTATCGTCGAGAAAAAGGATCGTATAGTCTAACTATTAAAAAAGTAGGCGATGCCGTTATGGTTACTGTCGATTGGAACGAAAATAAAGGCTTTGTTAAATTCCAAATTTATTGGAATTCAGAAGAAAAGCATACGAGCTTCAGCTTTAATTTCGATACTAATAAAACTGATGCATTGCTTATCGTAAAAGATTTATTGCGAGGAAATGAAAATGATAACTGATAAAAACAAAGAATATCTTATCGGTGTATTTTTAGCTAGAGGTAAAGATGCTTTATTATGGCATGTCAATTCATTAATGGAAGAATCATATAATAAAGGCTATCAGGAAAGCCTTAATAAGTCAAAAGGTTCTTATCATGATGGATATAAAGATGGATATAATAAAGGATATGACTCCGGTTATGATGATGGCAACACAAGATATAAATAACTATATAAGGAGGAATATTTATGGGAATGGTTAACGAAATTACAAATAAATTAATCGGTATTAAAGGTCGTATTGCGTTCGAACATAAAGGTTATATTATTTATATCGATAACTCTAGAAAAAAAGAAGTCGATAGTGGCGATATTCAGATCTTTAAGGATCGTGAACAAGTATACGATTATTCGATTGCATATCCTTGTAAGGAATGCAAATCTAAAGGTATTTACAATAATAAAAAAGATAAATTCATTAATAATATCGATCTAGAAAAACTGTACGAGATTATTATGACAACGGATTTATAATATGATTTTCTTAAAAGATAAATATCGAATTGTTTTAGATAAAAGAAACGTAACATCAATTATCGTTACGGCATTAACTGTACTATTTTTTGTGTTTTGTGATATGAATTATGCTACTGATAATGGAAAACTGGCATTATATCAAACGCCAATATTAATTATCGTCGTAAGTATAATCACGATCGATATGCTACCTAATAAAGTAAATCCATTTCATGCCGATAGTTTAATATTAAGTAGAATCGATGAAAAACAAGCTGATAAAGTATTTAAAATATTTAAAAATACTTTCGATTTTATAATACATAAAATATTCTATTTTCCACATAAGATGCATTTAGAAATTGAAAATATTTCGATCGGTCAATTAAAAGATATAACATTATCAATTGATGCTAGATACGTAATGGATACAGGTATTAAAACTATACTTATTAATATAGAAATATATAGATTAGATAAAAATTATCCTTTAGTATCTTTTTATATACCATTATCATCTAACATTAAAGAATCTATTAATGAGATGCGAATTTCTAAAAATTTAGCACAATGGACAGATATTATTATATTTACTAAAACAATAGAATATTATTTATTAAATCATCAGTATTATGGAGCTATTAAAAATGAAAAAAGAAGAATTTAAACAATTATGCTGGTTATTTCGACTATTTTTAATAGCTATCGATACTGAATGTTATCAGTCAAATGATTTTAAAATTGGCGAATTTAAATATGCTGTTAGATTAACAGCCGTCGAACATACTCTTCATGTCGAGTTGTTGAAGAAAAATAATCCGATCGTTGCTTCGCTATCTGGTGTTGATTATTTTTCACAGGAATCGTTAAGTTTTAATTTTAGAACAAACGATATATTAAACGATTATTTCGAATTATTCTTTGACGGTAGTAAAGTAATTGAAGAAAATCTTAATATATTGTATAATATATCATATAATATATGTAATCCTGTAGAAATCATGAAAGGACTAGTTAATAACAATGGTCGGAAGAATAAAATTTACTGGTAAGCTAAGTGCTATTAATAGAATTAATAATGAATTATTGTATACCGATATGTTCGCGGGCAATTGTATCGTCAAAGAAAAGATTCGTTGCGATAATATTTTAATGTTAACAATCGAAACTGATTACGATATTAATTCTGCATATTTAGTTTCATTAAGCGATACATATCATGTGAATATCGAATATAGTATTAGCGATCATAAAAACCACATTAAGCATAGTGGCATAATTGTATTTGAGAATAATAAGGCCGAAATTATCGAGGAAAGAAAATTTAATTATGATGAGTCAAAAGCTTAGTCGACGTGTATTTACAGCAGTAAAAAGCGATGTTTTAATAACGTCTAAATGCCGATATTATGAATTTAATAGACTCGATATTTCGGCAGCTAAAACAAATGTTAGGTTTACGTCTAAAGATACTGCAGAATCTAAAATGTTTAATAGTATAAAAACGTTAATAGCACTTGTTAATAAATACGATGAATTTAAACAAGCTGGTATGATTATTTGGCTATTAGGATATTATAGTTTTATTTTAGATAAAGATTTAGACGTAAAAAAACATTTTGTATTATTTAAAGAGGTTCAATCTTTACAAACTCAACAAATTAATTTAAGTCCTAACGAAGCTCAAGTTCAACAAATCAGAGGATCGTTAGAACGAATAGCTAATAGATTAAATGAGCAAGTAAACTTTTGGACAGATGTATATCGAAATCTTAACGAAAGGAATGGTGGTCGGTGAGCACAAGTTTACGTAATTTATTCAAACGTCATCGCCATAGCTTTAATCCAGAAAGTCTGTTGCGTGATTTAAAAAATAATAAAGAAAAAAAGAATTTATTTGATAAGGTTAAAGAAATGGAGGAGGCTAGAAAATCAGAAGTGTTGGAGCCAGAGCGTAATAACTATCCACAATGTAAGGTCGATTTAGTAGCACAAGTACAGCAAGAAATCGAAGAAGAAAATACTCCGAATGAACCGGCGGACGATATTCAAGAAGTTTCTGTACATGCTGATTGTCCTACAATCGAAATCGATGAGTGGACAACAGAAGATCTAGTACGCACTATTCAGAAAAGTAAAGAAGCTATTAAACATATTATGCAAAATTATGAGTTCTGGAACAGCATGGTGAAAGAATGTGACCAGGCATTAGGCGATCTACGACATTTCGCTGAATTTTACGACGATGCGACGCAAGAAGAAATTAATAAAGTTTACGAACTGATGACAGAATATAGTCGTAAGCGTCGTGTATATAAAGATCGCGTCGAAATTTTTAAAGATTTGTTCGCCGGCAAGGCTAAGATGGAAAACACTTACGCTCCAATCAATCAAATGTCTAATAAATTTAACAAGATGAATATCGAGCGTCAGTATTCTCCACGCGTTCTTAAGGACTTGTTCGAGCGTTAGTTACGTTCTACATTATCCTTCTGGGGCTCCGCCCCGAAATCACTTCTGTGTCCTTTATAAGAAGCTATTACTAGATAGCTTCTTTTTTTTATTATGAAAAAAAATTATACAAATATTATAAGAAGAATCTGTAAAGACGGCTTGCCTGAAAATTTTTATCATAATAATTATAATAATACTAGAATAAGATTATTTATGCGTGAATGGAAAATACATAAAATATTTGCAAATACATTTGTAATATCTAATTTTAACGTATATAACAATATGAATGATTATATTGATTTTGATTATAAAAAATTTCAAATTTATAGACATTCAAAACTTTTTGATACGAGAAAAAATATCACTGATAATAATTCTTATCAGGCAGAATTATTGCTTTTATGGTTAGTATATTTTTATTACGCGAGGTATTAAAATGAAATATTATCTTGAAGTCGAGAGTGATATACATCACCCGACAGCAAAAGAAATTGCCGAAATTATCGGTATATATAATATAAGTAATCAGCCTCATGCTATGTTCGTACGAGCCTATTTAGGACGCAGTCCGTTACAATATTTAGGACGTAACGGTATGGTCCAAGTATTTAATAATTATCAGGCTATATTAGCTTTAGCTAAGGATATGTACGAATATACTAAACATGAAGGTATTAACGAAGTATATTATAGTTTAGACGACGGACGCGGATATAATTTAAAATTATTCAAAGGCCGTATCCGTACAGCTATTAAAAGATTAGAAAATATGTGTAAAGGAATGATAGAAAATGAAACAAAATAATCAAGCAGAAATTTGCCGTAAAATTGGGATCATTATCGGCAGCTTGTTAAATATTTGTGTAACGTTAGTTTTAGCATTAGTTAAAGCCGTATCTTCTGAAGCTAAAAACGTATCGAAAGGATTTGACGAAGCTGAAGAAGTTGAAGAAACTATCGAGACTAAAAATGAAGTCGATGATATCGATGCTGAAATCGAACGCTTAATGGCATTAAAACAAGCTAAAGAATCTAACAAAGGAAACTAATTATGGCTTCGATATTAATTAGCGAAGAAGAAAAAATCATTCTTTCGACGATATATGAATTCGTAGCACAATATCCAGCATTAAAATATGACTATATTTTGTGCCCTGATTCTAATCGTACTCATATTAGAGTTGAAAAAATTTTCGTATTAGAAGATACAATTACTGTACATATAGAATATTGGATTACAAATAATAAAGAAATAATAGCATTTGAATTAAATTTAAATACTAATACTGTTAATTTTAATAACGATGCAGATCGTGAATTCATTAGAGATATTATGTTTTTACCAAGTGTCGTAAATTATAAATTCATCGAAACATATAAAGGTAAAGATTTGTCAATTTTTGCTAATAATTTAAGAGAATGCTATTCATTAAGAATAAGTAGAGGTTACGATCTTTGGTATAGATTTTTGTTTATATTTTCTAATATGTTTAGCGATGTAAATGACAGTGCACTTTTTAGTACCGATGCTATGTTTTTAGCAGAAGAATCAGCTATTAGATTTTTAAAAAACGGATCGATTTGTATCGTAGATAGTAATCAAACAAATAAATATAATAAAAATATTAGATTCTTATCATTATATTTAATGGAGTATTTTATGCAGGGGTATTATCTAAGTGCATTACAAGTTCAAAGCGATGTCGAAGAATTTCGACGACAATCAGAAGAAAACGTTGATAACTGGAGAGCTATCAATTCGTGATGATGAATATCTTATTAATAATATTCCAGTCGATAAAAAGACTATCGGTCAGTCGACCGGACTAAAGGATAAACATAATCAAGAAATATTCATTAACGATATTATTCATTTTAAAGCAAATTATGGTGACTTTACATTAGAATTAGTTACGGCAACTGTAGGATTCGATGAATTAAATGGACGCCTTGCTGTTAAGATGAATGATAATATATTAGCGTTATGTGATATGAATTATAGCGATGTCGAGTACGAAATACTCGGGAACATTTATGAAGGGAAAATTAATGGAAAGAAACTTTAAAGCAAGATGTTTAAAAGACAGATCTTGGAAAACTGGCTTTTATTTAATCAAAAAGAAAGAACCATGTATTAAAGATATTAAAAATGTATGGCCGGTACATGAACAAACGATTTGTCAAAGTACTGGTTATTTAGATTGTAATAAGAAAGAAATTTTTATCGATGATCTTATTAAATTTAGTACAGAATTAAATGGCAATAAAGTTGAATTCGAAGAAATTCAAGTATTATTCGATCCAGCTTACGCCAAATTAGTATTATTTGCTGGCGATTATTCTTATGATTTTATGAATCCTGAATATGAAAATGTTCGATATGAAGTTGTCGGAAATATTTGGGATAAGATTGCATTAGCAAAGAAGAAGTAATATAATAGGTACATAAGCTTATTTTTTCAAGAGGTGTACCTATGAATTATCACAAACTTTTAGAAGACTGTGACTTTATCAAAGTAAAGCAAACAGTCGAAATCCGTCCTCATGACGGAAACAAAGGCTTTTTTGAATATGTAAATCATATTTTTAAAAGTGTAAATAATGGTCATCGTTATGGCCCTGCAGTTAAGACTAATATCTTAACGATATATAATCGTGGCAATTATATTGCTTGCGAAATGGGCGATCAACGTATCGACATCCGTCGAGATAAGATCATTATTTATGTACCAGGTTTAAAAGCTAGTAACGAAGAAACATATCGTCAATATGCTATTAATAATATTGGAGTATTAAACTATATTTACAATTGTAAAAAATACTAGCTTAATAAAAACAATGGCGGGATTAGAACCAAAGCTAAGTCATACGTAAGATATGCCAAGGTTCACTGAAGGCTATGCATAATAGTATAGTCAAGTGTCCAATTAGATTGAACCTCATAAGAGAATATAATATCTTTAAAGGATAATAATAATTTATTATCTGAATTAGACCGCCACTCCCATGTGGATGAAGTAGTGGAGCTACCCTATCGAAAGATAGGGATTATATGATCTTAGCAAAATATGCTAAGCCTGCATAACAGGGTGCAATCAGAGAATTAGCACAAGCTTCTACTTTGTAGGAGAGCTTACAGCGAAATGTTGTAAGACAATTAAGAGCAGTCCTTGAGAAACAAAAGGACTGCTCTTTTATTTTAACGAAAGGAAAATCCCATGCGAAAAACTATTGTGTTTATATTTTTACTAATATTATTTACATTATCACATGTACATGCATGGGATAATCCTAATAAACCAGAAGTAAATACAGGCGTATATGCATTAAAGACTGCTATGATTGGTGCATATATGAATGGTTTTAATGACGGTAAAAATAATCTTAGTAAAGATGAAGATTATACTCATGGCGATTATAAAGACTTCTTGAAATTTTATGAAGAAGGATATTATAAAGGTCGAGTTTTTCGTAACCAAAAAATGTAACCGATCATGCTTTTAGTTAGTCGGTATAGGGTCCATATTTGCCCCTTTAGAAGTTTTCTAAAATAATTTAGAATTTAAACTCTACAAAAGTATTATGATTATAATTCTAAAACTGTAGATTTGGGGTTTTAGAACTATAATATTTAACATAGTATTAAAATAATGTAACAATAATTCATAATTAATAATTAGTTTTATAATTATATACTAAAATAATTGAATCTGTTTAGCATTTAATATGATGCTAAAGTAACAACAACAATATATAATATTAAAAATGGAGAAAAAATGAAAGAAAAGAAAAATATATTATATAGAACTAAAGTATATTATATTGTACCTAATCAAGAATTAATAAATGAAGCTCGATTATCTAATAACTTATATAATCAAGCTTTATATGTTTTAAGACAAGCTTTTATTGACGGAGAAAAAATTCCATCTAAATTTGATCTTCATAAAATATTGCTTCACAAAGAATATGAATATGAAGAATATGATAATATCCATAAAATGGTATCTAGTAATGCTCAAATTATTTGTCAATTAGCAGCTCAAAATTTTAAAGCTTTTTTAAATGGCATTAAAGAATTAAAGACTTTTAAGAAAAATAAATCTGGTTTTACTGGAGCTCCTAAAATTCCTAATTATAATAAAAAAGAACAGGAATTTATGCTAATAATTGGAGCTCAACAATGTGCCATTAAAGATGGCATGATGCGATTTCCTAAGAAATTAAATTTAGATAAAATTTATGTGGGCGATCTTAATATTGCTCACGTAAGAATTTTTCCTGGCAAGAAAAAATATAAAGTCGAAGTCGTATATAAAGTCGAAGCATTACCTAAAAGAAAAAAAGGCAATATTGCTGGCATCGACTTAGGCTTAGATAATTTAGCGACTGTTGCTATTAATAAACGTAGTATTCGTCCATTGTTGATTAATGGTCGTCCACTTAAATCAATGAACTTACATTTTAATAAGAAACGAAATAAAATTCAATCCAAGCTTAAAAAGTGCAACGATAAATATATGTCGTATAAGCTCGAGACTTTATATCGTAAACGTAATAATCGTTTTAATACATATATGCATAAAGCATCAAAAGAGATTGTCGATTATTGTTTAGAGCATAATGTAAGTCAAATTATTATCGGTCATAATAAATTACAAAAACAAGAATCTAAGTTAAAGAACTTTGTAGCTATTCCGACTTTTAAATTAATTGAGCTTATTAAGTATAAAGCTGAATATCAAGGTATAGAAGTCATTGAAACTGAAGAGTCTTATACAAGCATTACATCTTACTTAGATAAGGAAGAACCTATTAAAGATAATGCCGATCGCTTTAGACGTATTCATCGAGGTTTATTTATATCTGGTAAAGGTAAACGAATTAATGCCGATGTTAATTCTGCTTATCAGATTATGAAAAAAGTTATCGGTGACAAAGTTATTAAACCTATCGGTAAAGGATCTGTATTTATTCCAAAAAAAGTTACGATGGTTTAATTATGTCTAATACTATTAAATGGTTAATGATTATTAGCCAAGCTATTACTAATTTAATATTTGGATTTACGACGCCAGTCGTTCATGTTTATTTTATGAGCTTAGTCGGCCCGAATATATATAGCTTAGCTAATTTTATCGAAGCAGGATTAGCAGCTGTCGTGAATAGTTTGTTGAGTAATCAAAAGTATCGTCATTATTTTAAACAATTTGCTTTATATTTTTTAGCATTAGATAGTATATTATATGTAATCATAATATTTTTAGGTTTAGATTATATTAATATTCGATTTATTGGACTAGCTATTATTAATAGTCTATTAAGTAATATTTGGTTTATTATATTAAGCGATGTTTTAAATAAAAATATTTCTGGCGATGAATTAACTGATTTTAAAGTACTTCAACGAAGCTGGATGCTTTGGGGGAGCTTAATCGGATCAGGTATCGGTGTATGGATTAACAATTCAATATCGATAGAATTTGCTTTGATTTTACAAGCTTTATCGACAGTATTTATTGCTATCTGCGATGGCTATTCATTTAAAAAGTTAGAAAGGTCGGCTGATAAATGAGACTATTAATTTTAATTGCTTGCTTTATTTCGTTATTTAGTATGTGCGAAGCAAGAAGTATTGCAAGTTATAATTGCACTTATAAAGAACAACAAGAAGCATTAGCTGAATATCATAGTTTTGTAAGTGGCTTTGACGATGGCTTATATAATTATACTAATATTTATTATTCTGACGATAACTATAAAATGGGCTATCGTTTAGGAAGTGCTCATCGGAGGTGATATTATGAGTTATGAAACATTAGTAACGATCGGTGTAATTTCTTTAGGATTTTTAGGGACAATTTGTTTTGTCGTGTATCAAGTATTTGAAACGCGACGTATGCGTATTCAATATGATAATGGATATAATGAAGATGAAATTAAAGAAATGATTCATGATGAAATCGACCCATTACTAAATATTAATAATAAGGCTAGTAAAAAATGATTAATAAAATAATTTTAATGTCTTTAATTAATCCTGAAGATCCAGATAAAGCATTAGAATATCTTTCAGATAATATGACTGAAAATGAATTTATTGATTGGATTTCAAAAAAAATCACAGAACAAAAAAATAACGAATCGATCAAAATTCCAATTCCTATTATGTTTAATATATTTATGGAATATATTCAAGATATTTGTAACAATCCTTATTCTTCATACAAAAGTAATTATAGTCATAAAGAATATGCTGATTTAAATAAATCAACTAATAAGTTGACTGATGAAAAATTTGGTTTGAAATATTTCATTAATTTAACTAATACTATTTTAAAAGAACATGATGGAAATGCTAAGAAGCTTAGATTATCTGTAAATTTTTATGGTCCAAAAAATAGTAAAAATGAAATCGATATTTTTGTTCCTAATGAATCGATAGATCTTACTGATTTTATTTTTGCGAAAGAAGATTTTAAATGAAATATTGTATAGAAGATAATTATAACGACTTATTAAATTTATTTTTTAAAATACAAAAACAACAAGCTGCTGGTACAGTATATATGTTATTGCAAAACGAATTGCATATTATCGATACAGAATTAATTGCTTGTAGCGACAAAATTTTAATTAATTTTAAAGTATCAGAAGATCAAAAAAAGAAAACTGAAAACTTTAAAACATATGTTTGTATATTATCAAAATCCAATTTTGATAACGGAGTCTTTAAAATCAATATTGAAAATAATGAAGATACTAGTGTCGAATTAGAAATTATTGAATTATTAACTGAAAAATTATATGGTTATAATACAATTAGGGATGCGAAAGGATTTTAATATGAAAATCGATATTAACGAAAATTTTAAATGGTTTTTAGAAAGTTTGTTAAACGAAGGTTTTGACGGATTTTTTATTGACGATATGTACGGTGCAATTTTTACTAAAAATAGTAAAGTTACAAGTATTGATACTGCTAATTTTATCACGAGTAATTTTTACAAAGCTTGTTCTGATTTAGAAGAAAATATTGAATATAGTATTAAAGATTTTATTGAAGGAAAGCTTGACGATAAGAATTTTAAATTTGGCGATAAAGTTATTATTAGACTTAACTGTGAAGAATTTAACGGTATTTTTATTAGAAAAAGCAATAAAAATAATGTCGTCGCTACTGAAGAATCTAAAGGTTTATTGTTAATTAGTAATAAAAATATTAGAAAAGCTAATTAATTTAATTAATTTATAAAGGTGAAAAAATGATCGATTTAAATAAATTAAAAAAATGTATCGATTTAGATAATCCAGATAAAGCTTTAGAATATTTAGAAAATAATATAACTAAACATGAATTGTACATGTATATTGTTAATAAAATCATCGATCAAAAGAATAATGATTGTGTTTGTATTCCGATGCCTACGGTCTATAATTTATTTATGTCGTTTATTCAAGATACTTGTAACGAACCTTATAAATTATTAGAAGAAATTATTGAGAAAAAAGCACTAATTGATACTAAACTATCTAATGATTTGAAAAATCTTCGTTTGAAAAGTCTAGATGATTTTAGAAAAAAATTTATCGGAACAAAAGATGAACATAGATGGATCATTGATTTTACTAAATATATTTTATATATAAACAAAGGAAAATCAAAGCATATTTATGTATTAAGTCCTTTTTATTCTAAAAAAGAAGGCTGTATATATGATATGTTTATATCTAAAGTTGACTTTATCGATGATTTTAAATTCGCAGATGAACAATAATTAAAGGTGAAAAATGAAAGAATTTAAATTAGAAGAACTTAAAAAAGCTATCGATCCTAAGGATCCGAAGAAAGCTATTAAATATTTAGGCGAAACGATTACACGTGAACAAATGTATACATATATCGTTAATAAGATTATCGATCAAAAAGATAATACATGCGTATATTTACCAATGCCTACGATGTATAATTTATTTATGTCATTCATTCAAGATATGTGTGATGAACCATACAAACTATTAAGTGATATTATTCAAGAGAAACCAACATTAGAAATTAATAAGCTTAAAGAACTTAAAACTAAAGAAGTCGAAACAGTTGGTCCTGTCGCCAAATATTTACTTAACAAGTTTAATCTTGAAGATTATGACGATTTTAGAAAAAAACATATCGATACCGATTTCGAATATCGTTGGTGGCCATTATTCGTAAAATATATTTTAGAAAAAAATAACGGCAAAGCTAAGAAGTTTGAATTATTAAGTCCATTTTATGCTCCGAAAAATAGTACGAGCGATTATGATTTGTTTGCTCCTGAAGATTTCGAAGTGATCGATGATTATAAGTTCGTAAATGAAAGGGAATAATGCGTTTAGTATATAATAATAGAGTCTATCACATGGTCTATCTAACAGATGCCGTATTAAAAGACGGTATTTATGTTAGTGAAGGCTTATGTGAAGACGGTAAATCTTATATTGTTAATTGGGAGGATAATAAAGATTTTGATATAGAATATCCTAGTTCAATTTCTTTAGCATAAACTGAGTAATATATAATTGCCAGTACTGTTAAAATATACATAAGTGTGCTGGTTTTTTAGTATAACGAAAGGAAACAGCATGAGCGCATCCTTTGTAATATCGATTATCCAGCTACTCATGTTGATGGGTACTTTCATAATTTGTATAGCTTCTATATTAATAGTAGCTGGAATATTCGATCTTCTTTGTTCTAAAGAAGAAATACGTAAAAAAGAAATTAATGCACAATTAACATGGAGTATCGTCGCATTTTTAGCAACGTTATTCTTTATTTATATTTTGTTCGATATGCAACATTTAATCGAAATAAATATAATACCTTAATTTCTATATGGATCGTATCGATAAAACTATCGATTGTAATTTCAAATTAGTGTTTTTTAGCCTTGGAGATGGTTGAATTTCGCTAATTTTCATGTCGCCCTACGATTTGTTATTTAATATAATAGCAATAGGAAGACGAAACAGAAAGTTAGGAGATCAAACCTATGAAGATTTTAAAAACTGTATTTTTTGCTTTTACGTTATTATTAGGTATTGCTTGCATGCCTAATGCTAACGCTACTGAATTAACTGCATATACGCATACAGGTAGCGTAATGGCTAACGGTGAATGGCCATACGAGGGTGCAGTTGCTAGTAATGACTATGCCCTCGGTACAATTTTAAATATTAACGGCTACAACTATGTAGTTGCAGACCGAATGGCACCTGGTATTCATGGAGTTATCGATATCTTCATGAATGACTATGATAGAGCTATTCAATTCGGTCGACAATACGGCGAAGTCTACGTCGTAGCGTAATCATAATCGATCCATTTTACGTATTACTCTCCCGTTAAAGTACTGGATACTATTCCAGCACATGTATATTTTAATGTTTTTAAATATAACGTTACTGTTTTCTCGTCACAGTAACTATTAATAAAATAAGGATAGGCGGTTCTTATGAATAAACTTTTAAAAGATTTGTCGGCATTTGGATATGCCAGAGCTCTCGGACTTCGGACGAGATTTTTAAGTCGTGAATTTTGGACATCTTTTGTATTTACTATTATATTTTTAGCTAATATGTTATTGTTCGATCATTGTAATAATATGACAATGTTTCATTTAATAGTGTTATCTTTACCATATTTAATCGTATTGTTTGTGTTAAATGCAATTTATCATAATACAATTATGTATTTACTAGGTAAAGTAAAACGTGTCGACGAAGAAAATGAATTGTATTTAGCTAGTATTGCTGGTTATGCAATTTTTAATAATATTATGAATGCCATCGGCATTATTTTTAGTATGACCGGATTATTCTATTATTCCGGATTTGATCAAGGGATTTTAATGAATCCTATTTTGTTCGTATTCATTGTATTCCTTGTGATTTTTAACACATATATCTGTTTAGCTAATATGGTGAACGGATTTAAAGTATATTTAATTACACGAAATCAAGAGGAGTAATTATGCCTATTCTATGGAAAACTACGAGATCTAATAAGACAAGTACATATAAAGGATATGTACCGATACCTTCGACAATTGACGAACCATCGTTTGCTGAAAAATGGAAACGATGGCGAACTGGAGATCCTGCTAAGTTTTTAACATATAAAGATTTACAGGAATTAGTCTTATACTGTTACAATAAAAATCTCAGTGTAACGACAACAGAATTAGAATTAGTTTTCCATGATAAGCATATTTATGACAAAGAAACTGCTATTAAATATATAAATGAACATTTGAACGAGTTTGGTTATATCGATGAATATAGCGGACGAGTTATACATCTTAGTCAAGGAGGTAATAATACAGGAACTAATAACAGCAACGGTAATTGCTGTTGTTGCTGTAAAAAACCATAATGGACATACATAAAATATATACCGACATTTTAACGAGTTATAATATTTTAACCGTATTTAAAGGCGATGTCGATAAAGAAGATTTAAAAATTATTATTAGCTTATTTTTATTAAGCTATACAAATTTAAGTATTATTAATCGAGATCGCAGTCTTAAAAAAGACGAAAAAGTCGAGAATTTCTTTAACGCTATCGATAAGATTATCGATAAACGATTCGTTAAAGATGTCCTCGATAAAGAAACATTAGAATCTATTATATTAGACTTTAATAAGAGAATTAAATATATGAAAGAGCATGGACTCGATATCGAAGTCCATGAAGAAATGATGACGCCTGGCGTCGATTCGATTAAATATATCATCGAATAATAACATTAGCTCCCATTAAGGGAGCTTTTTTAATTGGAGGTATAATGCGAAATATAGATTTAATTCGTAACTATAATAAAATCCAAGATATTGTCGCTATCTTTAATAGTATTAAAGTAAGTCGTCGAGCCGTATTTGGCGAAGAAATTATGAAGAAACAAACTATTAATGTGGAATTAGGCAAATTGTTTGTTAAACATAAAGTACTTGACGACTATTCTGTCTTTAAAATTCTTGTAAAATTACTTGTCGCATGTTACAATAGTCCTGAGATTGAAAAAATTTCTGAGCTTAAGATCACTAACGATCTTACAGACGATGAAATTAAAGAAATTTACGATAGCTTAGAAGAACAAATTAAAGAAAATCCAGGTATTTTCGCATGAATTTAACTGTAAATCAGATCATGAGTTTAGACGATCCTGAAGAATATATTCGTGGTCTATTTGTTCGACTATGTATTATTAATTATCGTATAAAACAAAAGGGATTGACTAAAGAAGATCAATACGAAGTCATGCAATTAATCGAAAGTATCGCTAATACTGTCGGTTATAAAGAAAAAATTCTTAATAAATGTATCGATATATTTAGCGTTACGATGAATATGCATCATGACTTTTATTTGTCTTGGGATTTGGTCGATGAATATTTGAAGGATAAAGTAAAGTTATGATTTTCATAAAAGAAAATGTTCTGAAACATGTCGACAAAATGGTCGAAGATTTAAACTTTCCAGAACAAATTGGTAGTTTACAAGAATTAAAAGAGATCATTACACAGGCTATTAATTATAGTACGAGTAATGATCGTTCTGAACAATTGTATTTTAGCCTAAATGAAAAGCGATTGATATTGTCGATCGATGAACAGAATTTAGGTACGTTCTATTCTGAAGAGTCAGATATGCCAATTATTTGGTCTGAAATCGAAGATTTTGTACCGTCGCCACATGAAGACGATCAGTATATATACGTAAGTATTGTATATGAAACAATTATTATCAGCGATAAATTAAAACCATTATTAGTCGGTTTGTTTTTAGATATTAGTTCAGTGTTACCAGTTAATTATATTAGGAGTTTTAAACATGAATGTAAATAAAGCTATTAAAGAAATTAATAATGCACTGACTAATACGGTCGTAGAAATCTATGGCGACAGTGGATCTGGCAAAAGTTATATTGCCGATAAAGTTGCCGAGACGAAAGACTTTGCTTTACTAATCGATAGTCTTATGCAACGTACAGAAGGTCAGTATTATATTATTCAATCCAACAAATTGGAAGATGCCGAAGAATTAATTAAAGATTTTGACTTAATCGTAATCGATGACTTCTTCCAATTAGCTGGTGATCCTCGGGATAATATTTACAAATTACAAGAATGGGTATACAATAATAGAAAGTTGTCAATTATTTTAATTAATCAGATAAGAGCAAATTTTAATGAGCGACGTCCAGAAAAATTTGTTCCGTATGCTGATTATTTGTTACAACGTTACGCCGATCGGCGATTCCATGCAGAATTCAAAGACGGCGAATATGTAATTACTCAGGTAAAGTGAGGTTTGTAAATGATTATTGTAATTTCTGGCCCGAGTGGCAGTGGCAAAAGTACGTTAGCCGGTTTATTCGAAGTTAAAGGTTTTAAACGTATCGTAACTTCGACTAATCGTGATCGTCGATTAAATGATCCAGAAGGTCAATATTATTTCGTTCCGAAAGAAGAATGGAACGATGACGACTATATTTGTGTCACTAATTATGGTGGCAATAAATATGGTATCGATAAAGGTTATTTCGACGAGATTAATAAAGACTTAAATTATATTGTCGTATTAGATGAAGCTGGTCTTAAAGAACTTAAAGAATACTACGACAATGTATATGGTTTCTATTTAAACGTAGTCGAAAAGACATGTCGTGAACGTATGGCTCAACGTGGTGATGCTGCTGATAATATTGAGAAAAGAATTGCTTACGATAAAGAGCATCATCGTTTTAATTATTTGATCGACGATGATGATTTATACGATCAAGCATTCTTTGGCGAAGATCATCCGTCTATGATTATGAGACAAATTATGGATTACTTTAATAATAATCCAGATAGTAAAGAAACGATCGACGAAGGCGAAGAGATTCTTGCTATGCTACATAAACAAAAATAAATAATATATAAAGCCCCTTTATAGGGGCTATTTTTAATATGGAGGGAAAATGGCATATTCTAATAAAATCGAACAGGCTGCTGTAATTCTATTCGATAAACGTGATGATCGTAATAAACTAAGTTTACGTATTCGCGATCTATGCAATATGGATTGGTCTACCGAAACATTTACATCGTTTTCAGCTATGTGTGCTATCGAAATGGCTAAGAAACATTATTGGGCTAAAGATTGGTCTAATATGAATTCATTGCATATGGCACGTATTTGGTGTATTCTAAATGCCGACGGTACTACGCTAAGAGAACGTATCGATAATGCTGGATTCACAGGACAAAAAATTAACGAAATGATTGTCGAAGGTGGCGGAACATTACGAAAACAAAAATTTGATATAGCTATTCGTAACAGTGAATGCTTTAATAGTACCGAAATTAAATTATTAGAAGCTATTAATAGTAGAACTAAAAATAAACGTTTAGCGTCGATGCGTGAAAAGATCACGCCAGAACATCGTGAATTGGCTACGAAGCATCGTTTAGAAACTCATCAGTATACTAAACATAAGGAAACTGCAAATAAAACTTTAAAAGAAGCAGTTAAAACTGTTAAAAAAATTAAGAAGCCAGCTCCACGATATGTTACATATAAATGTATCGTTATCGATAGCAAGAAAAGTAAATTTGACAATATTGTCAATGCAATTAAATTAATTTTGAGTGGTAATTTTAAGGAAGTAAAGGAAAAAGTCCGTGAGTGTAATTAAAGATAATGACGGTGTTCGTGTCGGTATTTTCGATAAAATGCTCGAAGAGCGAGTATTATTTATCGTCGGAGAAATTAACGACGAATTGGCAAATTCTATTGTTGCCCATCTATTATATCTTAATAGCAAAGATAGCCGTAAACCAATTACATTGTATATTAATAGTCCTGGCGGTGTTATTACTTCCGGATTCGCTATTTATGATACGATGAAATTAGTTAAAGCACCTGTGCATACTATTGGTTATGGTATGTGTGCTAGTATGGCTAATTTTCTATTAAGTATGGGTGATAAACGTAGTGTATTGCCTAATACATGTGTAATGATTCATCAGCCATTAGGTGGTGCGCAAGGTCAACAGACAGAAATCGAAATCACATATAAACGTATCACGTCTCTTCGTGAAAAATTAGAAAAGATGTATGCCGAAAAATCTAACGGCAAATCTTCTTATGAGCAAATTCACGAAGCTTGTGAACGTGATAATTATCTCGATGCTAAAGAAGCATTAGATATGGGTTTAGTCGATGAAATTATCGGAGGTGACGAAGAATAATGAAATGTTCATTTTGTGGTAAAGACATCAACGATAATGAGAATAATCGAGTGACCTTTAATTCTTCCGTAGACGAAAATATTTTCATCTGTCAAGATTGCGTTGAAAATATGAGTATTCAGTTAGTTGAAGATAATCCAGATTTAAATTTTGGTGTTAACTTAGAAGAAGATTTTGGTCTTGAAGATACGCCAAAGCCAAAAGTTAAAAAGTCTAAATTATTGCCTTCACAAATTAAAGAATATTTAGACGAAAGTGTTATTAATCAAGATTATGCTAAGAAAATTTTAAGTGTAGCTGTAGCTAATCATACTAAGCTATTAGAATATAATGCACTTAAAAAAGAAAAATCCGGTGTCGACGTAGAGAAAGCGAACGCGCTTCTCATTGGCTCGACCGGTTGTGGTGGCTGTAAAATTTAAATAAATATGATATTGACTGTAGCTTCTATATAAAATTTTACACTAATATTTTTCAAATAGGATCTACAGGTATATCAAATTTATTTAGATCATAAAAGGCTTGCCGTTCCAGAAGAAAAGCCATGAACTTCTGGATTATTTGAGCGGAATTAAGCAGGAAGGCTAAGTATAATATAATTATTATATATGCTAATCTGAACCGAAGGCTATATATAAAAATATAGTCAGGGGCAACGCATAGTAAGTGAACCTTATTTAAATAAGAATATAATCTTACCACGAGGCCGCTCTAGTGTTTGGCTATTTATTATACACTAAAAAGGTATGCTGAGCTTATAGGAAACTATAAGAAGCAAAGGATAAAAAACCTTTGCGATAACAAAACTGAAGACTTGGATAATTAAACAAATTGCTAAATATTTAAAACGTCCTTGTGTCATTATTGACGCGAGTAGCCTTACAAAAAGCGGATTCGTGGGGGAAGACGTAAATAGTATTATTGCAAAATTATACAGAGAAGCTGGCGAAGACGTTTCGAAGACTGAACAAGGTATTGTGTATATCGACGAAATCGATAAGATTGCTGCTCGAGATCCTGAAAATGCAGGTGCTCAAGGTAGTGATATCGGTGGTCGTGATGTGCAATACGAATTATTAAAACTTGTCGAAGGTGGCAAAGTAGCTATTAAAACAGGTGGTATAATGGGTCAAGGTTCGACAGTCGAAATCGATACGACAAATATTTTATTTATTTGTGGCGGTGCATTTACCGGTATCGAAAAGAAAATTGCCGAACGTTTGAATAAATCTGTCGATAACGGTTTCGGCTTTACAAATGTAAAGTCCGAAAACGAAATTCAGGATGAAATTACATATAATGGTTTAATCGATAATATCTTACCAGAAGATTTAAGTAATTTCGGTATTATTCCAGAATTATTAGGTCGATTACCAGTAATTTGTCCGTTAAAAGAATTAAGTATCGAAGATTTAGAAAATATTTTAACTGAACCTAAACATGCTATCTTTAAACAGTTAAAAGAGCTAGTAAGTATGTATGGCGTCGAATTAGAATTTGATGACGATACGATTCATACGATTGCTAAATTAGCTTATGAACGTAAGACTGGTGCTCGTGCATTACGAAGTGTATGTGAAGCATTAGTCGACGATAAAATTTTCGACATTACTCCTAAGACTAAGAAAATTAAAATTACTAAGGAAGATGTCGAAAAGAAATTTGAATATTATTTGAAGAAGGAGGAAGAATAATTAAGATGTACGATTTAGTATCTATCATCGAAGCAGCATTAATTACAGCAGCTGATAAGATGGCTAATAATATCGATAAATTAAATGTCGATGAGATTAGACTGCTTCATGAAATGTATATTGCCGGTACTATCGAAAAACTTCAACAAAAGCTTGTTGCCGAAAATAATCAGGAACCAGCAGTTGAAAAAGAAACTAAAGAAACTGTATCGGAAATCATAACGGCTAACAAAGAAGTTAAAGAAGAAAAACCTAAGGCTAAACGCGGTCGTCCTAAAGCTAAAGCTAAAGAAGAAGATGTTCCAGTAACAGATTTCGAAGGCAACGTATTGCCTCCAGAAAAATTAGCTAAAGGTAGCGAAGATAAAGTTCATGATGAAGAACCAGCTTTCGTACCCAGTAAAGCAAAAGTTAAACCTGAAGTCGTTGTCGAAGAAGCTTCTGCAACTGAAGAAGCAACAAAACCTTTAGAATTTAACGAAGCTCAACTAGATTGTTATGTATCTGAATTTAAACGTGAAGAAACATTTGAATCTAATCCAGAAGCAAAAGCTAAACTTACACCTCAACGTAAGAAAATTAATGCTTTCGTAAAAGAAGCCGAAGGCAATAAGGCAGTATTACGTAAGTATTTTGACGAGATCTTGGACGATGCCGATAAAGGTATGTCGTTTAAAGAAATCACACCTTTCTATGTCGACAATTTAGCTCATTACTTAACATTACGTGAAGAATTGGCACGTTATAATGAAGATCAAATTGTCGAAAAGATGAAAGAAATTTCCGGCGGAGTATTGCATGATATCTCTCAATTGAATCGGTACAATATCGAAGCCATTTTAACAGTTCTTAAAGCATAATATATGCTTAAGATATATTTTAAATAATTTTATTTAAGAAAAGGAGACTATTTATTATGTCTATGAACAAATTGATTCTACAAGGTCGTATTCCTACAAGTGAAAAATTCCGTTTTGATGTTCGTTTTGGCGATGGCGAAAATGAACGCTCTTTTGCTAATTTCCAAATGTCTGTACGTCGTAACTGGAAGCCAAAAGACGAACAATACTATCCAAAAGATACCTTTAACGTAGTAGCGTATGGTCCTAATGCTGACGTTATTGGTAAACACGTAAAACGTGGCGAAGAATTTTTAATCGCTTGTCATCTTCAAAACAGAACTTATGAAGATAAGAATGGCAATACTGTATATACTAATGATATTATTGTCGACGAATTCTATTTTGAAGATCATCGTTCTGGCGGTAATAGCGAATCTAATTTTGATAATTTTGACGATACACCAGCTAATAAGACAACAGAAGATGACGACGACGTTCTCGATATCTAATTGTTAAATTAGCCGTCGTATGATATAATTATAGTGGGTATACGCAGTGTATGCCCACTATTTTTATTATATTTACGAGGTGGCTCATGGATCAATTAGAGCATATCGATTCCCAGATACAAGACTGGGAAAAATTTTTTAAATTAGATAATGAACTTAGAAGTAACTTAAATCAAATTTCAGAATATGTCGGAGAAAAACTTGCTAAAGGTAAATTTGGTGAACCTATTCAAGTTGAATTCGACGATAAAATATTCCAGTTTGTATTTAGAGTCGGTACTTCTGGTTTACGTGGTCGTGTCGATTCTTATATCGCTAGTAGTAAATTATTAATTAAACCTAGAGGATTTAAAGCACAAGTCGATTTTAATCAAGACGTATCATTAGCCGAGACGATTGGTGAAACGGCTCGAGGCATTTTGTATCGTTATTATGATTTAATCGATGATGAAGATCACGTATATTAGGAGTTTTTATGTTATTAAAAAATATGATTTGCGGTTTGCGTAATTATTTTAAGAATACTTATAATAATAACGTCGACGCACAATATTTAAGTATTTTAACCAATATTATTGCTAACGGTACACGTAAAGAAAACCGCACCGGCATTGCTACGTATAGTATTCCGCATCAACATATGTCTTTTGATTTATCAAAAGAATTTCCATTATTAACCAGTAAATTTGTCGGCCTTAAAACTGCGACAAAAGAAATGCTATGGATTTGGCAAGATAAATCTAACGACGTAAATCTATTAAATAAGAAATACGGCGTTAAAATCTGGAATGAATGGAAACGTACTGACGGCACTATCGGTAAGGCTTATGGTTATCAGTTAGCAAAACAATATAAGTATTTCGACGTTAATGCTGAAAATGCTTTTAAGCTTAAAAAAGATGGTAAAATTAGTGATTATCGCGTCGGTAAAAATGGCGAAGTATATATGGACCAAGTCGATAAATTAATTTACGATTTACATTATAATCGTGATAGTCGACGTATGGTCGTTAGTTTGTGGAATGTCGAAGATCTTAATGATATGGCATTACAACCATGTGCATTCTTAACTGAATGGAATGTTACCGATGGTAAATTGCATTGCTTACTCAATATCAGATCAAATGACTGGCTAATAGGAAATCCCTATAATATAGCACAATATGCTATGTTAGTATTAGTATTAGCTAAAACAAGTGATTTAAAACCTGGTAAATTTACTGTTATGATTAGTGATTGTCATGTATATGAAAATCATTTAAAAGGTGCCGTTCAGCAATTAGCTAATAAGACATATGCATTACCAAAAGTTACGTTAAAAGAAGGCTTCGATAGTTTTTATGATTTCGATGCCGACTGTTTTGAAGTTAAAAATTATAAGCATAGTGGCAAAATCGAATTTGAGGTTGCCATATGATAAATATGATTGTTTGCAAGAACAACTTTGATTACATCGGTAAAGATAATAAAATGCTATATCATATTCCGAAGGATTTAGCATTTTTTAAACGCAAAACCGTTAACCATATAATTATAATGGGTCGTAAAACATTTGAAAGTTTACCTGGTTTATTACCTAACCGTGAACATTGGGTGATTACCAGAGATTCGAACTTTAATAAAGCTCGTTCATTTAACAGTATCGATGACGTTCTAGAGGCCATCGATCCAAATGTAGACTATTATATTATTGGTGGCGGTGAAATATACAAACAGTTCATGCCATATGTTGATTCTTTGTATATAACAGAAGTCGACGATTTTAAAGTGGGTAATGTTAGATTTCCGTCGATCGATATGACAAAATGGAGTTTATCTGTTTCACGTATCGATGTCGATGAAAAATCTAATTTAACTCTACGATTTAAGAAATATTTACGAAAGGGCTAAACCTTGTGAATAATTTCATTAACATAGCCGGAACGCTGTGTGACATTAAAAAATCTCATACTGAACGTTCTGGTCAAGATATATATTCTGCTAATGTTAGTATGAATATTGAAAAGAAACATATTAAAGTACCTGTTCAATTTAAAGATAATGTGAAACAGGTATATAATTTAAAAGAAGATTCTCATGTAAATCTTTACGGAGAATTACGAACAAAAAATCTTAAACAAGATAATGACAAAAGTAAATTAAGTGTATTTGCTTTTATTACACAAGGTAATCGACAAGTTAATAATTACAACGAAGTCGTATTATCTGGTTTTATTTGTAAAAAAAGTAAAATCATTAATAAAAAAAGTCATAATATCTGTAGTGTGATTATTGCTGTTAAACGTAATAATGATACGGTACATGACTTTATACCTTGTGTCGGTCATAATTTAAATGCTAATCTATTTCGAGATATGAAACTTAGAACTAATATTAAAGTTATCGGTAAATTTGTTAATCGCGAATATTACGATCATAAAGAACAATGTACGAAGACGACATACGAAGTTCTCGTAAGAGATATTCAGGTGTTACCATGATTAATCTTCGTAAACCAATCGTACGATTTGAAAAAGATTCGTTATATCGTGTGACAAAAGAACCCGATACATATCTTAAAATAGAAAATCGTGTATATTATTTTTATACACGATTAAATAATTATTTAAATTATAATATGCATATGCGATATCTAATCGTTACTAAACAAGGTTGGTATAAAGTAGTTAATGGCGAGATGTTCGATATTGGGCGAAAACAAAAAATCATCACTTTATCTAATAATGATGATGAAATTGTGGCAATCGAACCATTATACTCCAATTTATTCTATGTTGTTACGACTCATAATAAAATTCTTTTAGTCGATATCGAGTTTAAGCCAATGAACTTACGTACAACACGTGAAAGTGCTGGCAAAAAGAATCTTGTTAAATTAGACGATGGCGAAGAAATTAAGCTAGTCCTTAATCGTTTCTATGAACAAGAACTCAACAGCCTTCTTCTTATTAACGATCGTGGAGAAATAAAGGTTATCGACGATGCCCCGCATCGAAGAAAAGGTAATTCGCCGAAACCTATCTCTAAAGATATCCCAATTAAATTAATCGTTCCTTTAAATAAATTAAATAATTCGATTATCGGTATCGATAATTATATATATTTACTTAATGAATATGATTTTAAAGATTACGTTAAAAAATATAACGGAATGTTTAAAAAATATCCTAAATTTAAAGGAAAAGTATTTACTAATTATGAATTAGTTAAAGGTGTAACATATTAATGGACACAACATATTTAGAAACGTCTTTGGCTTCATATGTCGGTATGTTTTCTCAGACATTACAGGGAACTAATACCGAAAAGAATCAAGCAATTATTAGTACTTTTTTAAAAGTAATTAATAATTTAATGATTGCTGAAGACGTACAAAAAGATGTTGCTATTAAACCTATTATTATGTTAGTATTAGAGTACTTAGTAGACTACAATAATTTGCTTGCTAAAAATGGCAAAGCCGATCAAGATGTAGCTACGGCAATTAAAGTACTTAATACTATTTCGAATAGACAATAGGAGGGTTAAATGGCAAGAAAAAAAGCAGAAGTTATTATTGAAGATAAAGCCAAGGTAACTGATATCGAACGTAAAAAACGTATCGAACTTGTGATGGCAAATCTTCGCAAAAAAAATGATGGTATTGTTGTCGGAAAGCTTAGCGATCCTGAAATACAAGAACAAATTCATTTTGAATTTATTCCGACACCATCAATTAATTTTAATTCTGCAACTGGTGGTGGTATTCCTAAAGGTAATATTAGTATACTCGCAGGCGTTGAAGATTCGGGTAAACTTTACTATTAAATCAGTAATATAGTCATATATAATATTTTTATTAAAAATAAGGAATAATATATGACTACAATTAATGAACTTTATTTAAAAGGTTATGGCTATAAAAAAATAGCTAAAGAATTAAAAATTTCAACACGAAAAGTTGTTTATGAATTGCTCGATTTAGGATATGATGATTTTATGATTTTTCCTGAACAAAAAATTCAGGATCAAATTATTATTGATTATAATGATTTGAATACTGAAAAATTAGCAAAAAAATATAAAATGTCTTCTATAAAAATATGTGCAATTCTAAAGTTAAACAATGTAAAAATAGTTCCAGCAGGTTATCATAAAGATTATGATAAAAAAGTAAATCATGATTTTTTTGATAAAATAGACTCTGAAGAAAAAGCCTATTGGCTTGGCTTTTTATATGCTGATGGATATAATAATACTGATTTTTATCAAATAGAATTTGCCTTAAAAGAAGAAGATGAATATATGGTAAATCTATTTAAAAAATCATTATCTAGTACTTATAGAACAATTAAGAAAGCTGTAAATCTTAATGATAAAATATTTTATTCATTTAGACATACAGTTTATTCTAAAAAAATTTCAAAAGATTTAGAAAAATTAGGTTGTCCCAAAAATAAATCTTTAAAATTAAAATTTCCTACAAATGATCAAGTTCCTGAATATTTGATTTTACATTTTATGAGAGGATATTTTGATGGAGATGGTTGCATATCTGGAACAAAATTTATGCTTAATGGAACAAAAGAATTTTTAGATAAGTATGTAGAAATATTAAGAAAAAATACAAATATATCTGAAGCAGGTTATTGGACTATGGATGGAAAATCACATAGATGGTCACATGCTGGTAAAAAAGATTTGAAATTAATTGGTGACTTTTTATATAAAGATTCAAATATTTTCTTAAAAAGAAAATATGATAGATTTAATATTTGCCCCTGCAGTCAGTAATGACTGTATGCAAACTCTGTGATATGCTGGAAAGCCCTTAGAGCCTTTAGTACCAGAGTGTAACAATCTAAAGGATTGGGCAATCAGCAGGCAGCGATATTTTCTAGAAATATTGCGCCTCAACGACTATCGAAAACAGAATCTGATAAATGTATCAGAGGAGAAGTGAGTAGAGTACATTCTTATAGAATGGAAGTGCAGAGCATCTTATAACAAAATTTAAGATGATAATTTAGTCTACTCCCCTAGTAAATATCGGGAAACCGAGGGTAGGAAGGAAAACAAGTTTAGTTCTTGAAACTATTGGCAAAATGCATCGTGAAAATCCAGAAGGTCATTTTGCCTTATGGCTTGAAAGCGAAGCATCATTAAATTTAGATTATATGGTTAATCAATTCGGTATCGATCCAGAACGATTTTTCTTTATCCAGTTCGATCGAAACCATTCGGCTGAACAATGTTTAGATCAAGCCGAATCATTATTACAAACTGGCGTATTCGATTTATTTTGTATTAATACATTAAAAGCATTGATCCCGGAATCAGAAATGAATAAATCAATGGAACAAGTTAATGTTGGTGCTGCCGCTCGTATGAATAGTCGTATGATGGGTAAATTTGTACCGCTAATCAAACAATATAAAACAGCAATGGTGCTAGTTCAACATTTAACGACTAATATCGGTGGTTTTAGTATGTATGGCGATAATTTAATTTTAGCTGGTGGTCGTGCTATTCGTACGGCTAGTATACTAACTGTCGAAATGCGTAAAGCTAGTATATTAGACACTGACCCTATTGGCAAAGAAGACGGTATTAAAATTAATTGTAAGATTACTAAAAACCATTGTATTCCGAGAGAATTTCCGTATCGTAAATTTACGTACTATGCAATCTTCGGTGAAGGTATCGAACAAATTCTTAGTACGCTCGATGAACTTATCGATATGGGTATCATTCATAAAGCTGGTGCTTGGATGCAACAACTCGACCCAGAAACTGGAGAAATTATCGATAAGTGGAATGGTCGTAATGCCTTTAGAGAAGACATGAAAGCTAATCCTGACAAACTTGAAAAACTTAAATCTTTAGTTCACGGTACCTTCGAAACTCTTAGTGAAAAAGAAGTTATCGAAATTAAAGAACAAGAAAAATTAGCCGAAGAAGCAGAGGAAGCTGCTAATGGCTAATTGTTTATTCGGAGAAGAATGGTATACATGTCTTACCGTTACGGGAAATAAATGTACAGAATGTATTAAACATGACTCTGAATTAAATAAGAAAAAATTAAAACAAACTAAATTTAAAGCCCGTCCGGATAAACGGATGGGCTCTAAGTTTGAGTTGAAAAATCATAACGCTAACGAAGCTTTAGTTAATGATGTCGTTAATAGAATGACTCCTAATAGTGGAGCTGGTAAGATTAAAGGCGACCAGGAAATTAAGGGTATTATTAACATTAGCGAAGAATTAAAAACTCAAGTAGCTGAAAAAGCTCGCGGGAAGAAAACATTTACGATCCATAAAGAATGGCTCGATAAATTAAAGCGAGAATCTCAGGATCGAGAATTTTACTACTTGAAGTTTTGTTTTCACGAAAGTGAAGACGATGTATTTGTTGTCGTCGATCAAGAAATCATTATGTCGATGATCAAGACAATGATTGAAGACAGGAGAAAGGCTAATAATGCTGATCATTTGATACGATTAGCTAATCTCGAACGAGATAAAGCTATAGCCGAAAATAATTTGTTGAGAGCCGAGAAGGCATTATTGGAGGAAAAATTAAATGAGCCTACTGAATGAAGCTCGTAGTAAACATGCCGAACGTATCTGGAATGAATATTTAGAAAATTACAAACAATATCCAGTACCAGAATACATAACGCAAGATTTACTGCTTCCTATCAATTCTGAACCTGAAAAGCGTAGTGATATTATTATTATCAAAGATCCGTATCCAGAAAGTACGTCGGTATTTAATAAGGATCATGTATATGCTTCAGTGTTTAAAGTATTAAATAAGAATATTCCGATCAAAGGTAATACTGTAATCGATTGTTTACCATATACTCCGTTCGTTACGATCGGAGATAAAATTAAATATCGTGCACCAAATCTTGAAGAGCAAAAGATTGCACGACAATATTTATATGAATTAATCGATTGTGTTAATCCTAAGTTAATTATCTTATTCGGAAATATTTCTTTACATATGTTTAAAGAAGATAGTACTATTCTAAAAGATAGAGGTACGGCTTTTACTCGTATGGGTCATTTATTCTTCACAATGTATAGTGTTAACTATATTAAAAAATTAGAAGGAGAGATGAAAAAAGAAGCCGAATCTGTTCTAATTAAAGATATTGAAACGTGTAGTGCATTATATAAAACAATTATGGAGGAAAAATAATGCCATTAGATAAAGATTTTGATCTATTTGATGAAATCGAAGATACAGAAGTACCTGGTCTAGATACTGAACTTAAAGAAGAATCTAAACCAGATCTTATTACAGAAGAAGATACTGTTGCTATTAAAGAAGAAGCGACAGAAGAAACTGTTAAGAAAGATGAAGTTGTCGAAGACAACGAAGACGAAGAAGAGCCTACTATTGAGCCAATTAAGAAAATTAAAACGACAGGCGAAACATTCAATCGTATCAGTGATTTCATTGTGAATCCTGTGGCCGATGATGAATGGGAACGCTTTAAAAATGATACCTTGATTAAAATGTCTGGTATCCAAATTAAAGAAAATATTCCGCCTAACGTTATTCTTCATGTAGCAGCTGACTTAGATTCTATGTATAGTTCTATTTATGATAAATACATGGAAACTAAAACTGGTCTTGAAAATCTCACGAACAAAGAAGACGGTATTTTAGCTGTTATTAAAGCAACGAATGCTAAAGGCTCTAACGAAACAGAACGCAAAGCCAATGGTGTTGCTGCAGCTGAAAAATATAAAATCGATAAAACGACTGTTAACCTATTCCATTTGATTGCTGAAACACGTAGTCGTTTGAATTTCTTACAAGGAATTATCGATCAAGTTCGTTTTAAAAAAGATTTATTAGTAACAGCATCTGCTGCAATTAAAGTGCTAAATAAGTAGACAAATAGCTCCTTTTATGATATTATAGTTGTATAAACAATGTAATTATTATAAAGGAGCATTTTCTATGTTAACATTAAAAGAAATTTTTCAAACAAGAAACATTAGTCAAGACTTTTTTAAGTCTAATAAGTATGTGAATCAAGGTGCATCATATTTAAGTATCGATGATGTTACTATGATTCTTAACGAGTTATTTAATGGCAACTGGTCTTTTGAAGTAGTACGTACTTGGTCAGAAACATATCTAGCTTTTAATCAAGAAAAATCTAATAGTGAATTAGAAGACACATATTTCTATGCCCACGGTCGTTTAACTATTAATACATTAAACGAAGACGGATCTCCTTTACAAATTGTTAAAGAAGATATTGGTAGTAATTATGTTCGTAAATCTGATAAAAATGGTAGAATGGATTACTCTAGCGGATATAAATCTGCCGTAAGTAGTGCTTTAAAAGGCTGTGCCGCTAATTTAAATATTGCTGTATTTAAAGATGATAATTTCGATAATATTAAAGAATTTATCAATAAGAAAAAACTTAAAGCATATAAAGCTCAGGATGGTAAACGTTTTAGTGATATTGTTACTAAGTTTGCAGAAAATAATAATATTAGTCCAAAAGAAGCTTTAAGTGATCGCAAATTCTTAAATATGTTGGTATTAAACATCGAAAGAGAAAGTGGCGAATAATGATTATTTCAGATCCAGAGGATAAAGTATATTTTAAATGTCCTCGATGCGGAAATCGACGATTCGAAAAGGTCGAATTATTTGAGTTTAAAATGTTCCCACGACAAAATGAATATACTGCATTAAAAGATGCGGATGTTTATCGTTGTCATAACTGTAAACATATCGTAACGAAAGATCAAGTCCGTTAAGGGCTTGGTCTTTTTTTATTAGTATAGGAGAGAAAAATGTTAATTAATTTGTATGATTATCGAATTAACATTAGAACGGCTGGCCCATCGATGCACGATAATTTACGAAGTGAATTATACTTTGCTGGTTGTCAACGTGCTATGAATGGAACACCATGTAAAGGTTGTTTTAATTATGAGCTATGGCAAAGTGATATCGGTAGTATGATCGATCACAAATTAATAGTTCGTAAGTTAAACGACATGGGATCTGTTAAAAGTGTTACGATTGTCGGTGGTGAGCCCACCGATCAAATCGATGGCTTAGTTGAGTTATGTAAAGAACTAAAAGCCAACGATTATCATATTATCGTAATTACTTGGAAATCGTTAGAAGATATTTGGAAATTTGACGATGTCGATAAATATATCGAGTTATTTTATAACATCGATATGTTAGTCGACGGCGTATATGATGAACATCAACGTATCTATGATGATACCGAAACAGTTCCGTTATATAGTTTTGTCGGTAGTTCTAATCAATTAATTCATGATTTTAGTCAATACACTAAAGATCATAATATTTTTAAATCATATCGCATCACTAAAGATGTTATCGATATGAAGATTCGTAAAGATGGAGGGGCTGAATTTGTCCGACGTAATTAATATTAAAGAAACATTAATTAATACATCATTAATTCTAGATCAAGATAAAAAGAACTTTTCTATCAAGTACGATCTTAATATCGATGAAGATGATGCTGTATTAAATTTTACAATTACAAGTGCTGATAAAAAAGAAACGATCAGCGAACATTTAGATTGGGACGAAGACGTTATCCCGATGCTAAGTAAATGTATTAAAGGTAAATGTTCGTTAACAGAATTAAAACAATATAACGATTATGTTAAAACATTAGTCGCTGAAAAATTTACGTTAGATTTTCTTAATGGTTTTGTCGATACTCTCGAAACATTCTATCAAGAAGTATGTAAAATTAGCGATAGAACTATTGCTGTTAAACTTAATAGTGGTTTTACCGAAGCTATTAAGACAATGGATATTTTTATTACTCAAATGAATGAATATCTCGAAGAAGATAGAAAAATTAGTTTGGGTGCTTAATATTTAATAAATAAAGGAATTGAAAATGGATAATCTTAAATTAATTAACATGGGTAAGGGTAATGGTTACCGCCCTGTCGTATGGATTAAATCTTTTGAACGCGAACGTGCGATGTCTTATGTATTTAATCTTATCGACGAAGATAACCGTAATTTAGGTTCTTCTGATTTAGAAGATTGTTTCGCAGAAACAGAATCTAAAAAGGTATTAGTATTATCTCCTGAAAGATTTTTAGGAGAATTTAATCTTAATTCTTTGAAAAACAAAAAAGAACGTTCTTTCGATTATAACGAAGACATTAAAACAATCGATACACTTAAAAATAAACAACAAATTCGTAATGCATTAATGGCATTAGAAGCATTAAAAGAAAACGAATTAAAAGGCTTGCCTGCATTATTCATTGAACCGAACTTGTTATTTACGAACGAAACGTATTTGTACTTATTTAGTAACATGATTAATTTTAAAGCCGATGGCTCTGCTATCTATGTCGTATCGACTGTAAGTCCTAACGAAAAGATTAAAAATCTATGTTATAAAGTCGATCTCGATGCACTTACATTAAAAGAAATTAAACGTTACTTAAATAAATATGAATGTGAAGATATCGACAAATGTGCTGAAGCTTTATTAGGTCTTACGTATATTCAAATGTTACAAACTATTGAATATGTAGCTAAAGGTAAAACTATTAATGAAGCTGATATTCATAAATTTAAATCTGAAAACTTCGATACAAGTATGCTCGAAGTAAGTCATCCAACTATGTCTGTCGACGATATGGGCGGCTATAAAGATTTTAAAGATTATGTTAAAACATTACCGATGTTTTATACAAAAGAAGCACGCGAAAAGCATATCAAATCTCCTAAAGGTTTTATTGCATTCGGTGTTCCTGGTTGTTCTAAAACTGTATCAGCTAGTATTATTGCGAACACGTTAAATGTTCCGTTAGTTAATATTAATTTAAGTAAAATTATGCAAGGCTTTGTCGGTGCTTCTGAGTCTAATATGGAACAAGCACTTAATCAAGTAAAGCAGCTTAAATACTGCGTTCTTTTGCTTGACGAAGCGGAAAAACTCTTTGGCGGTTATTATTTATAGCATAGCCGCGTCATCATCAACAGGTTCAGAAGATGATGACTAGTTTTGGGGAAAAAATCTGGAAGGCTAAGTTGTATTAATATACAATATGCTAATCAGAGGTGAAGGCTTAATAAAATTAAGCCAGCCGCAACGCGTAGTAGGTGAAAAGATATAATCCTACCAAGAGGCCCCAACCCTATGAATCTTTTATAAAGGTGAAAAGGTACGCTAAACTGGATCGGAATGGACCGATCGATGAAAATGAAGGAAACTTCCAGAGCTGTATGTAAAAATATACAGGATAATAACATATGTATGCAAGTTCTAATAGTACAGACGGAGGTACCTTGTCTCGTGTTATGAGTCGTTTGTTAACATTCTTACATGAGAATGAAAATACGCTTACTATCTTTACTAGCAATGATATTACGAAGTTGCCTCCAGAATTGTTACGTGCTGGACGTATCGATAGTCAATGGTATTTCCCAGTACCTAGTAAAAAAGAAGCTCGTGAAATCTTAGATATCTATTTATCAAAATATGATATCAAAGTAACGCCAGCCATGATGAAACATTTAATGTCTGGTATCGATAAATTTACTGGTGCTGAAATCGAACAAACTGTAATTAACTTACAACGTGTATTGTTCTTAAATCAAACAGAAACGTTGACTAAGAAATTAATCGAAGAAGCATTAAGTACTATCGTACCGGTAACACGTAGTTCTACCGATGCGATTCGTATGCTCGAAGAACATGCTCGTCGCTTTGCCGTGTATGCATCTAAACCAGAAACAGATCTTATTGATGATGCTGAAAATGAAGATTATTCTGTATTTCAAGACGACGAAGAAGACGAAGCAGTAAGTATGTTTAAATAAGGAATTAGATTAATAGATGGCTATTATTAAAATGCTGAAATATATCTCATAATTAAAATTATAAGCATTATTTTAGCAGAATAGTAAGCCTATTGGGAAACTAGTAGGTAGTGGCGGTTCTTACCCGTCCAACAAAGACACTGAATTGCTGGGAACTCCTAAAGCTTAGAATACTTATATGGCTTGGTTGTATAAGTTACGAAAGTAGAAATAAATTTCTGAGATGAGATAAGGTTAAATCCTAAGTCTTATTTATAATGGACAATCAGCAGCCAAGCCTTAATATTTTGTTAAGGAAAGGTTCAACGACTAGACCTCGTGAGGGTCGTACACTATAAGCGTTTGATAGTGGAAGTGGTGTCGCCTAAGTCGTATATCTTTTATACGATATGGATAAGATATAGTCTGTGCTTTAGCGAAAGCTAAAGGTGCACGTAATGGTGCCGGCTAGGAGTAGCGATCCTAGTTGAACGAGACCTCAAAATATGATTCTAAAATGTCCTGGAAAAGTTTTACTGAAAATTTGTTTTTATAGTAAAAATATGTTATAATAATCTCGTAATATAATATTAGAAAGCGAGGTGATCATAGTGTATTTAACTATAAAACAACAAGTAAAGCATTTAACTAAAGAGGAATATAATATTTTAAAAGAGTTATGTAGAACGGCTAAGAATTTGACAAATCAAGCAATTTATAATGTAAGACAACATTATTTTCAAGAAAAACAATATTTAAGATATGAATCTAATTATCATGAATTAAAAAATTCTAATAATTATAAATTATTAAATTCTAATATGGCCCAGCAAACTCTTAAAAATGTTGATGCAATGTTTAGAACATTTTTTGCTTTAATTAAATTAGCAAAACAAGGTAAATATAATTTTAAACATATAAAATTGCCTAATTATTTACCTAAAAATGGTTATTCAAACTTAATTATTGCTCAATTTAGAATTAAAGATGATAATATTTTAACAATTCCATATTCTAATACTTTTAAGAAAAAATATGAAACTAAAATTCAAATTAAAGTTCCTAAAATATTAGAAGATAAAAAAATAAAAGAAATTCAAATTATCCCTAAATTTAATGCTAGGTTCTTTGAGATTCAATATATATATGAGATTCAAAAAGAAGATATACAATTAAATACTAACAATGCACTAGCTATTGATTTAGGCGTTAATAATTTATGTACTTGTATTACGAATACAGGTAAATCTTTTATTGTCGATGGGAGAAAATTAAAATCGATTAATCAATTCTTTAATAAACAAAATGCAAAATTACAATCGATTAAAGATAAGCAAAATATCAAAAGACAAACTAAGCAACAATATTTAATTTCTCGCAAAAGAAAAAATAAAATTGATGATTATATTAATAAAACTTGTCGATACATTATTAATTATTGTTTGACTAATGATATTGGTACTTTAGTAATTGGATATAATCAATCATTTCAAAATAAAACTAACTTAGGTAAGAAAAATAATCAAATTTTTACTCAGTTACCATTTGGTAAAATTAGAGAAAAATTAGAATATTTATGTAAGCGATATAATATTAATTATATTTTACAAGAAGAATCTTATACATCTAAAGCTAGTTTCTTTGATAATGATGAATTGCCTATTTATAATGCCGATAATCCACAGAATTATGAGTTTAGTGGTAAGCGTATTAAAAGAGGTTTATATCAAACTAAAGATAATTATTGTTTTAATGCAGATTGCAATGGAGCATTAAATATTCTCCGTAAAAGTAAAGCTGTAGACTTAACTGTCTTATGCCGTAGAGGCGAACTGGACACGCCTAAAAGAATAAGGATTTTTTAGAAAATCAAACTTCTTAATAAGATAACTTTATGTTATTTTTAGAATCATGTGGCTTTAGTCATATGAGGTTCAGTAAGTTTAATGCTAATGCAAATGTTAAAAAAGAATCTAATTCTGAAAAAGCTAAAGCATTAGCAAAACAATTAAATGAAAAAGCTGATAAAAAATTGAAGGAGGAGGCGCAAATTCTCATTCGAGATATCAATGTCTGCCTTCAATCTCTTCAAGCTTTCGAAGCATTAACAGAAGACGTATTTCCTGTAAGTGAAGTACTAGCCGATACATTATCGACTATTACACGAGTTATTATTGACTCTAAAGGAAATACGTTCTATAATGATACTAAGGCAGTCGAACTTCGTCAAAAGGCGAAAAAGGGCTATATTAAACGGACTTTCCCTAAAGAATATAAGTTCGTTAAAGAAAATATTTAGGTAATATATAGTTGTAATCTTGCAACTATTTTTACAATATATGTACATATTTTATTTTAAAACAGGAGGACAATTATAATGTCTAAATACGTACGTCAACAAATCGAAACTTTATCTGATGTGGATCAAAATATATTCATGCAAATGATGCAAGACGATCGTTTTGAAAAAGGCTTTACAGTCGACTTCGACGATAAACGCCTTGCTGACAATTATTACGGTGTAACAGTGCCAAAAGATCAACGTGATGTTGATTGCACTGTTCGTATCGACGGCAAAACTCAAGTCGGTCTTGTATTCAAAGAAGACGGTAAACTTGAAATCCGTGGTGATTTCTGGGGCACTAATATGTCTTTGAAAACTTTGTCCGAACAATTGGGTATGTTATATCAAGCATATAACTTTGCTTATCAATTGGACGTTATGAACTTCATGGGTCAAATTGAACAAACTCAAGACTATATCGAACTTACTTATACTCGATAATATAAATAATAAGGGGTCGTTTTCGGCCCCTTCTATTTATTTTTTTAGTTAATCAGAAAAGGAATAGTTAAAAATGCAAGAAATTAAAATTCGTATTACAAAAGACGGTCAAGTTACATATGAAACTCAAGGTTTCCAAGGTCAATCTTGTGAACAAATTGTTCAACAAGTAATGGTATCTAATGGTAAAGTCGAAGAAGATACTAATAAGCCAGAATACTATGATAGTGTTCCTGAATTCATTAATAACATTGGTCAATAATAAATAAGAAAAATAAGCCGGCAGTTAATTCTGTCGGCTTTTATATATTTAATGATTTAGGCGTATAGCCTGCTATATTTTTTAATTTAAATTAGGAGGCTGTATGTCTAAGTTATTAGAAGGTTTAAATGAACAACAATTACCTGTAGCAAAACGTATCGAAGGAAAATTTATCGTTAATGCTGGCGCAGGATCTGGTAAGACTTCAACGATTGTTACTCGTACTGCTTATATGATCGAACAAGGTATCGATCCTGCAAACATTTTAATGTTTACTTTCACTCGTAAAGCAGCACTCGAAATGAAAGAACGTATGATTGCTAAAATCGGTGCAATTGCTAAACCAGTAACAGTTTGCACATATCACTCTTTTAGCTCTATGTTATTAAGAAAATTTTCCTATCTTATTGGATATGAAAATAACTTCACAGTATGTGATGCTGACGAGAGCGAAAAAATTATTAAAGATATTTGTGGTTCCAATATTAAATTGAAAGATGTTGCGATCACTATGATCGGTCAATGGAAAACACAAGGTTTAACTTATATTGAAGCTAAACAAGATAAAGAAATTCAGGCTAATTTTACATTGGCTGCCGATGTATATGAGAAATACCAACGCAAATTAGAATCCGAAAACATGATGGACTTTAATGATTTAACTATGTTAGCTGCTCGTATTTTGAATAACTATATAGAAGTACAACAATATGTATGGAATAAATATAAATATGTTATAGTCGACGAAGCCCAAGATAGTGCGGTTTCTAACTGGTACTTCATTAATAAGATTGCTGAAGGTAATGAAAACTTATGCATGGTTATGGATAACAATCAAAGTATTTATGCATTCCGTGGTGCTGAAATCGATTTTATCTGTAAACAAATTGTCGATGGTGGTTTTGATCAATACGTATTAGAGCAAAATTATCGCTCTACTAGCAATATTGTTAATGCAAGTAATGCCGTTGTCGATAATAATCCAGCTATTATTAAAAAAGAAGCTTTTAGTAAACAAGATGCTGGTACTAAAATTTACGTTAAGCAAGTTAATGATCAAACTGCTGAATCTGAATATGTCGTAAGAAGTATTCATGCTGCTGTTAAAGGTGGTCTTAATTATAAAGATATTTGTATCTTAGCCAGAACTAAGCGTCAGTTTGAAATCTTTGAAAAAACATTTCTAAAATGTGCGATTCCTTATACGTTAGTTAGCGGTTTACCATTCTGTAATCGTAAAGAGATTAAAGATATTCTAGCTGTATTAAGATTACTATTAAATAATAAAGATGAAGAGGCGTTAAAACGTATTATTAATATTCCTAAATGTGGTATTGGCGACGCTTCTTTTAATAAATTAATGATTGAATGTGGCGAATCTAGTGTTATCGAAAAAGCCAAGAAAGATGTAATCTTATTAAAAGGAAAAGCTAAAAAGGGCGCCGAAACATTCTTGAAAAAATTTGATAAAGTTATTAAATTTGCTCAAGAAAATGTCGAACCAGCATTAATTATCGAATATTATTTAAACGAATTCGATTATAAAAATTATTTGATCGAGTCTTATCGCTCTGAAGAAGACAAAGAAAAAAACGACGAAGACAAAACTCAAAACGAAGCTTGGACTCGTCAAAAGAATGTCGACGAGTTAATTCATATTGCCGAAGAATATGATTGTGTAAGCGATCTATTAGAATCGACATTAGGCTTCGACGAAGAATCTGTCGAAGAAGAAGAACGTGATGCTGTTAGCCTTATGACTATTCATGCTTCTAAAGGTCTTGAATTCGACATGGTATTTATCGTTGGCGGTAATGAAGGATTATTTCCTCATCAAAACTCTTTAAACGACATTGCTCAGATTCAAGAAGAACGTCGTCTATGGTATGTAGCTATGACGCGTGCTAAGAGCATTTTAAGTATTTCTTACTTTAATTTGTTCAAACAATTTGGTCAAACTAAAGTATTAAAAGGCAGTCGCTTTATCGAAGAGATCCCGACAGAATTTAAAAAAGAAAGCTTAATGGAATCTAAAAAAGTTAAAGTAGAAAATATTGATAATTTATTTTAATTTTAAGCGTAATATATTAGTACGGTTAAGATTTAAATAAAAGGATATTCTCTATGCAATTTTTAAAATTATTATTCGAAACACTGAAAGAATTCTATACTAAACATAAAATAGCTTGCTGGGTTGTATTAGCAATTATTATTATGATAGTAACTAATTTATTTCAGTATTTTGTCGATCAAAAAAAATATGAGGATTGGGATCGTAAACATCATGTAACTAGCTACAGTCTCGAAGATCAAAAGCATATGTCTTATAATGACAAACTTACTTTTGATAATATGCGAAGAGAACTAATAAATAAAAGAAGTACTCCGGTTGTACAAGAAGTAGTTAGAACTCAATATGTATATGGTCAAGAACCTCAAACTGTATTTAAAGAAGTCCAATACGTTGCTCGTGGCGGAGAATCTAATATTATTAGTCAAAAGACACAAGAAGCGATTCGTGGTAAAGCTGACGAAACTAAAATTATCGAAGAAGAAAAAAGTGTCGACGTATATAAGATTAATCACGAGAAAAAATTTAAATTAAAAGTCGGAGTTACTTATCTAGACGGTAAAGGCTATATGAACTATGGCGTTCAATATAAACGTGTCGAAGGTATTGTTCATACTAAAGATATGAATCCAAGTCATATTGATGGCGGTACAGTAATGTGGACGGCATATCAACGATGATGTGTCAAAAACTAATAAGCCCTAATGAATTATTAAACCAGTATATTAAAGAAACTGGCATGACGACAAAAGAATGGGCTACGATATTAGATGTACCTTATAGAAAATTAAAATTAATAAGAATCGGTGCAGAGGATGTCGATCTTACATTACTAACCAAATTAAGTATGGCAACAAAAACTTCATATCGTATATGGAGTGATTGCTTTTGGACACATAAAGCTTATGTATATAGTCAAGCAATACTAGATAAATTTCCGACAAAAATTAAGAAAACTATTAATAAATTAATAGGATATGAATAGACGGTCTCATTGAGGCCGTCTTTTTTTATTATATAAAGGAATAAAAAAAATGAGAGATTTAATTATTATGCGAGGCTGTCCAGGTTGTGGTAAAAGTACAGCTATCGAAGAATCTGGTCTTAAAAATTATGTATTAAGTCCAGACGATATTCGACTAATGCTGCGTGCTCCAGAAGTAAACGAAGACGGCGAATATCGCATTAGTCAACAAGATAATGCGTTAGTATTTGAGATGTTAGATACAATACTGGTTAATCGTATGAAGAATGGTTCGCCAACTATTATCGATGCAACTCATTGCAGCTCTGGTAAATGGCATACGAAACAAATTAATCGATATCGTGATCTTGCTAAAGAATACAAATATCGATTATTCTATTGGGAACCAGAACGTGAAGATGTCGAAGTGTATGTCGAACGAAATAAATATCGTGACGAATTAAATCGTGTTCCGGAAAACGTAATTCGTAATATGTATCACAATTGGGAAACTATTAATTTACCTAAAGATTTTACGAAGCTAGACACGTTAGCATTTCGTGATGATTTTAGCAATTTAATAAAAGATATGGCTGATACATATGATCAAGTTATTATTGTCGGCGATGTTCATGGCTGTAATACAGTATTGCATGAATTAATTAATCAATACGATATCAAAAACGAAAAGAATTTGTATATTTTCGTCGGCGATTATTTTGATCGCGGTATCGAAAACTTAGAAGTGTTGGATACGTTATTCGATATTATAGAACAAAAGAATGTCGTATTGCTCGAAGGTAATCATGAATTACACTGGACTGATTGGGCATTTAATCGTGATGAAGATCGTGACGATAATGGTATGATTCGTTTTAAAGAAACGACGTTAAAACAATGGCAAACAAAATATGCAAATGAAAAAGATCTTAAGAAACAATTAAGAATTTTATATCGTAAAATGTTGCCGGCTTATTTCTTTAAATTTTTAGGTAAAGAATATATCGTAACACATGCTGGTTTAGGTTGTTTACCAAAACAAAATATGGCCGCATGGCAATGTATTAATGGTCATGGTGGCTATGAATTCGAAGTGTCTCAAGCTTATGAATCTCGGGCCAATTTTAACGGATATCCAATCCAAATATTTGGTCATCGTCGAGCATTAACGACAAAGCATTCAATTGCTTTAGAAGGTCAAGTTGAATTCGGTGGATTCTTAAAATATTTTGTAATTAATAAAGATGGTCATGAAGTCTATCAAATTAAAAACGAAGTATATAACAAAGATTATTTGAAGACTGAAAATGAATTATCTAAATATTTTAAAGGTACTTATATTGCAACATTAGATGAAGAAGTTAATGCTATTGCTAATAGTCGTCATATTATTGCTAAAAAATTACCTGATAATTTAATGAGTTTAAACTTTAATAAAGGCGTATTTTATCATGCTATCTGGAATGATTTAACAATTAAAGCTAGAGGATTGTTTGTCGATCAAACTACAGGAGCTGTTAAGGCGAGAAGTTATAATAAATTCTTTAACTTTGGCGAACGTGGCGAAGAACAAGAAGAATTTGATAATTTAGTGTATCCTGTTCATATTTCTCGAAAAGAAAATGGATTCTTAGGCATTATTTCTTGGGACGAACAAAATCAAAAAATTATCTTTGCAAGTAAATCGACAACACAAGGTAATTTTGTTCCGATGATTAAAGATATTTGGGATTGTTGTTTAGAACATAATCGAAACTTAATAATTGATCTATGTAAAAAATATAATGCAAGTGCCGTATTTGAAGTATGTCATCCTGGTGATAATACACATATGATTGACTACGAAGGCGAAAAGCATTTATTCTTATTAGACTTTATTCCGAATCAATTACATCTTGACGGTATTAATGTCGATATTAAGTTTTCTGACAAACTTTGTAAAGAATTCATTAATAACTATAAGCCAGAAAAAGATAGCCTTATGGCTTGTACTTTAAATATTAAAGCTAGTTCTCATGATCAATTAGAGCATTATATTAAAAGTATTTTTATGGCTGAACCAAAGACAGAAGGTTTTGTTATTACAGATGCTACTGGTAAAATGTATAAACAAAAATTCCCGTATTATTTAGTTTGGAAACGTCGTCGTTATTATTTAGATTGTATTAAAAATAATAGAGAATTGCCTGATGCTTTAACAGAAGAAGATGCAGATTTTATTAATTTTATTAAAGATAAAGATTTTAATACGATTATCGAGGCCAGAAAAGCGTATTTAGAAAGGAAATAATCATGCCTAATTGGGTCGAAGGTGTCGTTAAATTTCGTGGTAAATATAACGATATAAAAAAATTCTTAGAAGAAGAATTAATTGAAGTCAATATGGATTATACACAAAATCCAATTCAATCTATTATTAGTAATAATGTAACAGTTGATGAATATGGAGATGTTCAAGGTATTAGTAGTAGTAATACTTGGTTTAAAACATTTGATCGTGCATATATTGATACAGAATGGTCATGCTCTATTTATGAAACAGATGATGATGACAACGATAAATTTTTCTGTGCCAATGTAAAAAGTGCATGGGATTTGCCTATTGATGAAGTAGTAGAAGTAGCTAACTTATATCATATTGATGTTAAAGGATATATGTTTGAATCTGGTATGTGTTTTGAACGAGATTTTGAAGTCGATCGCAATGGTAATATTATTAAAAATTTAGATATTAAACATGATGATTATGATTGGGATTCTATTAATCCGTTATTAGGTGGTTAATATGGAAAATGTAGAAATTACTATTAATGATAATGGCACTAAAACTATACATATGTATTTTGCTATTATTCAAAATAAAGGTGAAGATTGGTCATATTGTGAAATTAATTTCGATGTTAATAACAAAGAAATTTCTGACGAAGCATTAGATGAAATTAATAACTTTTACATGGATTTCTTTCTTGAAAAATCAAAAGTTTATGACGCTAGATTATGTACTAAAGAAGAATATTTAACCTCCTGTGATGAAACTAAATATGATTGCCAACGTTTTGAAGTCAAATGATGGAAATATATTACGATACTAAGCTAAAGAAAAAATGGATTAAAATCCTCGATACGTTTATATATAAATATAGTAATAGCTGTAATTTAAATATTCTTATATGTGAAACTAATAAGAAGAATATATATGGCGAAACTATATTTGATAATGAATCAGCATTAATTAAAATTAATTTTAATGCTGGCGATATCGAGGATACTTTTATACATGAATTAGCTCATTGTATTAGTCAAGAACGATCACATAAATTAATATGGCGTCGTTGTTATAGGAGACTAAATAAAATTGATAATGGATAAGGTTACAGGACTTTTTTCTGGATGTTTGATCATTCTTTTCTTTGCTACTTTATTTTCATTATTTTATAGCCTTACTTTAGACAAAAGTGGAATTATTTTTAAATATTTAAATAAAACATTTTTAGTATTAACAGTGGTTCCAGCTATTTTTTTAATATTAGTAGCTATATACTTATTAATTTTTGCAATAGTTAAAACAACCATGTTTTTATTATAGGAGGTGTATATGGGTAATAGAGCAGTTATTACTTGGAAAGAAGATCCTAGTATCCATGATAACAAATCGTTAGGTATTTATGTTCATTGGAATGGCGGCCTTGATAGCGTAACAGCATTTTTAGAATATTGTAAACGTTCTGGATTTAGAGAGCCAGATTACGACGATTATGGTTATGCTCGGCTCGTTCAAGTTATTTGCAATTATTTATCTGATCGTAACGGATTAAGTGTCGGTATTGATACGTTAGATAAACTTGATCTTGAAGGCGATAACGGTACGTATATTTGTAAAGGTTGGAAAATTGTCGATCGTAAATATTCTCCGAGCAAAAATATTGAATTCTGCGATCGCGATTATATCGAAAATATGATCGAAGCAATCGATGAATCGATGCCAGAAGGCATGAAAATTTTAAAGTAGGTGAATATATGAAAGGATACGAAACGATTTCATATCCAGAAGTTAAAGCAGATTTAGAAGAAGGTAAATGTAAAAATATAGAAAATTTTTATGTCTACCCAGATAAAATTGTAAGTCCGACCGATCATTATGGATTTCGTATTGTTAAAGGTACGTATGACAAAATTAGAGGTTATGTCGTAACGACTCCTAGAAGTTTAGCTAGATATTCTGTAGCTCATTTAAAAGCTCGAGCATTTTTGATTGGAGATACAAAAGAAAAGTTTTTCATATCTTTTAAAGATGGTAATCCAGCTAATAATAACTTAGATAACTTAGAAGTACGATATGTTAGAAAAAAATTTTGTAAACACTGTGGCAAAAAAATACAACAACGTGTTCAACATGAATACTGTTTAAAATGTCGTATGAAATATCCAGAGTTTAATAAAGTTAACAATAATGAATTAGAGCGACGTAAAAATTTATTAAAAGATATTAATATTGAAGCTCTCGAAGAAAAACAAAAAGAGCGTGCAAAATTATATCTCGAAGGTTGGACATTCGAAGCAATTGCAAATAAATTTAATATTACTAGACAAGCTGTCGAACAATCGATTAAAAATATTGCCAAGAATGACAAAGAAATTAAAAAAATACGACGTAGAATTGTTAAAACTGAAAAAGAAATTCAGTTATTAAATTCTAAGATTGAAAAATATCAACAAAAGATTAAACGATGTCAAGAAGAATTAGATATGAAACAAGCTTATTATAATTCTTTAATAGAAAAAACAGTTTAACTGTTGACTAATAAATAGTAATAGTGTATATTAATTGTAGATTAAATAAATATTTTATTTTTAAGAGGTACTTAATAATGAATAAAAAAGAACTTGCTACTAAACTCGTAGAAAAAGAATTGATTTCTACAAAAACAGCTGCAGAAGCTATCGTTAACGAAGTATTTGCTACTATCGTCGAAGAAGTTAAAAAAGGCGAAAAAGTTGCGATTGCTGGCTTCGGTTCCTTTGAAAAAGGTAACCGTGCTGCTCGCGAAGGTCATAACCCACAAACTGGTGAAAAAATTCACATTGCAGCATCTAATACTTTTAAATTTAAAGTATCTAAAACAGTTAAAGATGCATTGAATGCATAATTAAATAATTAACTAGCGGTATCGTAAGATACCGCTTTTTTAATGGAGTAATAACATGTACGATTTTGTATTAACATTTACTAAAATCAGTTATGCTAAAGAATTTGAAAAACGATTAAAAGCATCTGAGTATAGTAAATATTTTAATGGTTATGATGATGTCGCTTCTATTCTATTAAGTGGAGAAACAGCCGACATTAAAGATTTTTGGAATACAGTCGTTAAAATTATTGATGAATGTGTCGACAGTGTCGAAACATTAGATCAAGATAGTCGAGAATTTTATTCTCTGACATTTTAAAAATTATGAAAAAAGTTCCAGTATATTATACTTGTGGTAAAATACGAGGTAGGTTTATTAAACCTATAAAAATTAAACAAAAAACAAAACCAATTTTAATTAAAAAGGAAAAATATGATGAATAAAAAAACAATCTTAACAACTTTTGTATTGACAGCAGTAACAGCATCTACATTTGCAGCTGGTTTAGATAATACTGTAGATTCTACAGCGGCACATTATGGTGCTGAAGCTTATGGTTATACTAATACAATTACTGCAACTGGCAGGTCAGCATTTGCAGTCGGTTATAAAAATACTGTAAGTGCTAACAATGCATTAGTTTATGGTGTTGAAAATAAAGCAGAAGGTATTAATAGCTTAGTTGGCGGTGAATATGCAAAAGCTACCGGTAGAAATTCTGTTGCAATCGGTTCTCATGCTGAAGCATTACAAGATAATACATTTGCTATTGGCTCTCAAGCAAGAACTAGTGGCGAAAACACTGTAGCTATTGGTAATGGTGCTTACGCTAATGGTGTTTCTAGTATAGTATTAGGACGCACGAATACAGTTAATGGCGATGATACTACAGTAGTAGGTGCTAATAATGGTACTATTAGTGCTGGACAAAGTGCTGTTTTTGGTTACAATAACCAAGTGTTAGATAGTTCTAAAGAGCAACTAGCTTTCGGTTCAAACAACAAAACTAAAGGCCAAGGAGCTACTGTTTTAGGTTCTCATGGTCAAGCAGTAGCAGTAGATAGTTTAGCATTAGGCAATAACACATTAGCCGATGTACAAAATTCTGTAGCATTAGGAACTAACTCAACCACAGAGGAAGCGGTATCTACAGACAGCATTCATATTAATGGTGAAAGATATGATTTTGCTGGCGGTGTAGCTAATAGTACTGTATCTATCGGTACTAACAATAAAGCCGGCCATGGTGGGGTTGAAGAGTATAAACGA